ATGAAAGATAGATCATTGTACTCTAAAAGAATAGTAGTACCGTTTGGAGCGACAAGGCGAATAGCCGAACATTTCGGGATAACGATGCAGACCGTAAGGAACGCTTTGAGATTCATAACAGAGGGAGAACTTCCGGATATGATAAGAAAGGAAGCGGTAACTAATTATGGAGGCGCATTAGCGACCACAAAGAAAATAGCCATATGACTAGGAACGACGCAAGGCTTATAGCCGAGGAATTGATTCCCCTCATGCGAAAGGAGGTAAAAAGGATCGTGGAGTCCGTTTTGGAGAAAGAGGCCCAGAAAGAGGACGAGTTCGTTGGCTTCGATGAAGCCTCCAAGATCACCAAGCTATCCATCCGATATCTGAGGGAACACATAAAGGAAATACCTCACGCTCATAAAGGCCGGAAAAGGGTGTTTAGCAAGGCCGGCCTTATAGCGTATATGAATCGTTAACAACCAAGCCCCATAGCTCAACGGATAGAGCGTCTTCCTCCTAAGAAGAAGGTTCCGGTTTCGATTACCGGTGGGGCTACTAAAAAAAGAGTTCTTTGACTTAGTGAATAAATCCTTATCCCCATAAGAGGATATACGTAAGAGATATAGGTATGGCGGGTAAGGTTATGATAGGCGAAGATACCGGAAGGGATGATGATCCCCCGCTCCCGATGCAGTTCAATCGGTTCCGATGTTGGAGTCTACATATTTATATTAATGTACTATATAGAGGATATTCCTTGGGGTGTTATGAGTCAGACATTGGTTAACCCTATCCTCTTCAACGCATATCCCGGCTCTGAAAACGCGATGCTGTCGATCGGATCGGCTGCCGGGTACAATTCCAAGAAAATATTTAATAAAGTACAGATCATGAAAGTATTAAGATTCAAAGTAAAGGGGACAACGGCATTGATGCTTAATAACCCTCAAACAGTAAACCCGTTTAATGAGTATTCAAGATTGTTGAAACCTATAACGTCTAAACGGACAAAAACAGAAGATGATTTGATGGAGATATCCCGTATCAAATTTCTATCTTCTCTGTATGTGAACAATGGCGTATATGTAATTCCTTCACAACATTTCGAACAATCCGTTGTCAACGCTGCGAAAGAACGAAAACTTGGGAAAAAAATCGAACGAAGTTTTAGAATATTCTCAGACTGTCCGATTGATTTCAAGGATAAAGACAAAACGCCGGATCAACTTTACGAAATAGGGAGTTATGTAGATATCCGCGCCGTAGGGATCAAGAATGTCAAAATAACAACCACACGTGCTATTATCCCGGAATGGAGCACGACAGTAGACTGTTATTATGACGAATCGCAGCTTGACGAAAAAGACATAAAAGAACTTTTTGATATTGCAGGGCAACGGTATGGAGTTGGGACCTATCGGAGCCTGTATGGTAAATTTGAAATTATTAAATAAGCATAGTGAAGTAAAGTGGATTGAAGTATAGTAAAGTATAGTGGAGTGAAGTATAGTAAAGTAAATACGACACCTCATTTGGAACAAACAGAAGTTCGATTCTTCTGTGAGGTGCGCTTTATTGTATAGCTATTACAGTAAAGTCGAGTCAAGTATAGTTTAGTGGAGTCTAGTACAGTACAGTCCAGATGGTAGGCGTAACGGTTTTCTACATGGTTCGATTCCATGTGCGCCACAAATAATCAATTCAGAAACATGAGACAAATAGAAATAAATTCAGACGCTTGGATATCTCTTTTAGATGATATAGCTACGAATTATTCAGACGGGAAACTTATTTCTCACGAATGGTTAAAAGAAAAATTCGGTCTTAAACGACTCGTTATCGAGGACTTTGAAACCACGGAAGATTTTATAAGAGAATTGCAAATGCAGCAATTCTCTTATATGACATTAGTTGATACACTCCGTTGGCAATTACTCAAAAGCGAAAAGATGTATATCAAAAATGTCAGGGGTGACGGTTACACCATTCTGAATCCAAGGGATCAGACACAATATGGATACGATTATCTTCTAAAAACGGTAAAACAAGCAATTAGGGAGGCTAGTTTCATCATGACCAATGTCAGGGCAGTGCCAATTGAACAGCAATACAAAGACAACGATTTAAGAGCTAAATATTCAATTTTGAAACAAATGCTTAGTAGCATAAAGCCTTAAAATATTTTTAAGAAGAGGAGTAAACTTTTAATATTAAAGATATGGAAATAAAAGACGAGAAAATAAAGCTTAGAATATGGTGTCTCCAACACCCTTCCGTGAATCTCAAACTATTCGATTTATATGAATGGATAGCGAACAGTGAGGACGAGGAGGAAATGAAGCTACGTATGATATGTGTTGAGACAGAACACATGCACCAGTTCAAGAGCCTAGACGAAGCTTTGAATTGGATCAAAAACGGGGATATGCCCGAATGGATCTCAAACAAGAAAGAGAATAACCGGCCCAATGATATCCCCGATCTTTGGTATCTAAGGGAAGGGGATTTCCTTCCGGAGCCGGTATCGAGCATTTTCAACAATCGGGGGCCGGGCAAGACAGGTATCAGGCTGCTCAAGGAAGCGGGTAACCTCTTCCCCTCAAAGGAAGAAGCTACCATAGCCTCCGAGAAGGTCAGGGAGTTCCTTTGCTCAATAAATAATCCATGGTGTCTATAATCTATTCAATGGCAATTATATAAAAAATATGGACTACTATCCAAAAACAGATAAGGAGATTCGGATGTACTGTTTAGAATACATCCGAGACCCTTTTAACATGGCAAAATCGGAAGATATTATCAACTCGGCCCAAAGGATTTACGATTTTATCTGCCCGAAGCCGAAGAGCGTGACGGCAAGGCTACGGGAATGGAGAAAGAAATCTCTTGAACGGATTTGTTTGTATCTTCCTTTGATCCTCCGAAAGAAGCGGAAATAACGTTTAATATGCCACCGATCTTCCCTTCTATTTGGGTCTTTTCCTCAATCTGGACATTCAACTTGAATTGAACGGATACGACAGGCTTAGAGATATCATGTTTATCATTTACTCCCGGGCATAGGATGTGTGGAATACCCTCTAAATGGAATTTTCCTTCAGGATTTACTCCACCATTTCCTAGTTTTCGATATTCATCATCCGCAAGTCTTGCACCACTAGCGATCTGTAGTAACGTTTCCTTAATAAAATCTTTTAATTCCATATAGTTTTTTTGTTTAACGGCCTAAAGATAGGCAATTTAGCCAAGACCGCAACTATTCCCGCCAAGAGAGCCAAAGACTCGCAGGTTCCGGAGCGAGACCGGAGGCGGGACGAAACCATTTGCACTGTTTGACATGTTTATGTGTAATAAAGCTACCAAGACCTTACAATACCGCCGTGAGGCAGGCAATTAGGGAATATTAGTTTTTACTTAAACTGTGCCGGGGTGGGATTCCCCGGCAAACGCTCCCTTAGCTCAGTTGGTTAGAGCGCAACACTCATAATGTTAGGGTCGCCGGTTCAAGCCCGGCAGGGAGCACGCTTCATCCCTAGCGGATGCTATTCAATCAATTATTTCACGAAAGTGCAACGCAGGTCTCCGTCCGTGAGGATATGAGGCCTTTTCACGTCAAGAAATTTAAATCAACAACATATGATAAAGAGAAACCAAGCATGGTTCTGGAAGATATTCCGGGCCATAAAGAGCATTATCATCTTCTCGCTAAGGATGATCGCAGCTACCATATTAGGGCTGATATCAATAGTGTCAATATTTGAGTGGTACGAAAAACCTCTCAATATTCACCTCTTGATCCTAGCGATCATATCAATCTTTATTGTGGTACACCAAATAGTTATAATGACTTATGAGTCTGATAAGTGAATACCAAGGAAATATTGTATAAACAAAAATATATCACATGAGACTTACAATCAAAGAATTATCCCTTGTCAATTTCAGGGGATTAACAATCAGCATTTCGTTCTCGGCAAACACGCTTATATTGGGAATGAACGGAATTGGTAAGACTAGGGTTAACGACGCTTTCCTTTGGCTTTTATTCGGCAAGGACACGCAAGGACGGCAAGACTACGAGATCAAGCCCCGGGATCAAGACATGAGAAACTCAAAGGTTTCCGTGCGAGGAATGTTCGATCTTGACGGGCAAGAATTAACGCTCGAACGTATCTACTCGGAGAAGTGGACAAAGAAAAAAGGATCGGAAGAGGCCGAGTTCTCCGGCAACGTCACCGAGTATTCCATCAACGGAGTGGCATGTAACGCCACAAACTTCAAGACCAAGATAAACTCCATCCTAGACGAGGACAGGTTCAAGCTTATCACTTCCTCCTCCTATTTCAACACCTTGAAATGGCAAGACAAGAGGAACCTTCTTATCCAAGCGGCCGGGGAGCCGAGCGAGGAAGAGATTATCGGGGACAACGAGGATTTCAAGAGGCTCCTATCCTATTGCACCGGCAAGACGATGGATGAGTACAGGAAAGACATCGCCGCCAAGAAGAAGCCGATCAAGAAAGAGCTGGACGAGATCCCCGCCCGGATAGACGAGGCCAGACAAGGCATTATCGATAAGGACTGGACCGCCTTGGAAGGCATGATCAAGGATCGGGAACCCATGATCGAGGAACTGGAGAGGAGGATAGCGGACGAGAACCTACGGGTGCAAGAGGAGAACAAGGATGTCAACTCCAAGATACAAGCCTTATATAATGAGATCGCTTCCTTGGAAAGAAGAAAGATGGATATCGAGAACCGATATAAGGCCTCCTATCAAAAGGAGTACAACGATCTCGAATCCGAAAAAGAGAGGACGAGGAGAGAGATAGCCGGCATAGAGGACGAGATCAATCGACTGGAAAAGGGTATAACGGACAATACCAAGGCCAAGGAAAGGGTATCCGACATATTGAGCAAATTGGGAGCGCAATACGAGGCGATCCTTTCCGGTAAGGTGGAAGGCGATGATCGCATATGCCCGACATGCGGACAGGAGTTCACGGAGAAATTCCTGCATGACCGCAAGGCCCACCTTTTGGAGGATATAAACAAGAAGGGAGAGGAAAACGATGCCCTTCTAAGGTCATATGACCAAATGATATCGGAGTACGAGAACAAGATAACCGCCCTTAATACCAGACGCACGGAGCTATCCTCCAATCTTGATATTCTTGACAGGAGAGTCATTAAGCACTTCGTATCAGCCTATACGGAAGACGAGGAGCATAAGGATGTCATCAAGGATATAGACCAGAAAAAAGAGGATATAGACCTATTATCCGGATCGGTGGTGACATCCAATGACCTGTCTCCCGTGAAAGACCAGATATCCAAGATCAGGAAAGAGATAGAGGAAATAAAGGGTGAGCTTTCCGGAAAGATACACTCCGACAAGGCCAAGGCCCGTGTGGATGAGCTGGAGACGAGGCAAAAGGATCTGGCCGTATCCTTGGCCCGGTACGAGAAAACGGAAATGATAGCAGACAGGTTCATACATAAGAAGATGGACATGATGGAGGAAAGGATCAACTCCTTATTCCGCATGGTCAAGTGGAAGATGTACGAGCCGCAAATAAACGGCGGCGAGAAGGAATGTTGCGAGTGCTATATAAATGGCGTTCCCTTCGGCGTGCAGAACACCGCCACCAAGGTAAACGCGGGATTGGACATAGCCTTGGCATTCTCTCGTATCTATGACGTTTACGCCCCGGTATTCCTAGATAACCGGGAGTCCGTCACGGAACTTATAGACACGGATACGCAAGTCGTATCGCTGATAGTATCACCGGAACATAAAGAATTGACAATTAAAAACAAGTAATATGAACACTCCCGTATTAGCGGCGCAACCGCAAAACATGGCGATCAATCTTTTCGATCCCGCACAATTCGAGACAATGCAAAAGATATGCAAGATGTATGTAAACTCCGATCTGGTACCCGAATCGTATAGGGTAACGGACAAGAGATCGGAGAGCAAGGCCGTGGCGAACTGCATGATAGCGGTAAGCATGGCGCAAAGGATGAACGCCGACCATATGATGGTCATGCAGAATCTCGATATCATACAAGGCCGTCCATCATGGTCAGCGAAATTTCTCATCGCTACGGTCAACTCATGCGGGAGATTCTCCCCGTTAAGGTATAAGTTCACCAACCTAGGAAAGATCAAGAACGTGACGTATACCGACTATGAATGGAGGAACGGCAGGAAAGAGGCCGTGACAAAGACATTGAATATCGAGATCGACAATTGGGAATGTATAGCTTATTCCTCGGAGAAAGGCCGAGACGAGATATTGGAATCCACCCCTATCACCATGGAAATGGCGATAAAGGAAGGCTGGTATACCAAGTCGGGATCTAAATGGCAGACAATGCCTAGGCTGATGCTCCAGTACCGGGCGGCTTCCTTCTGGCAAAGGGCGTACGCTCCGGAGATCAGCATGGGAATGATCACGCAGGAGGAGGCACGTGATATAGAGGACGTGGATTACATTGAGATCAATCCGGAAGACAAACTGAAGGAGGAACTGGAAAAGGCTAACAAGGAAGAGTTCAAGTGCCAGCAAGAAGCGAAAGCGACGAGCGATCCTTCTCCCGTCATGGAAGATCAACCCAATCCCGGCAATCCCGAGCCTCCCAAAACGCAAGCATTTAATAACGCCTCTCAAGGCAAGCCTAACTGGATGAGAAGATGAGACTATACGTAGCGGGCAGTTCCTCCTCGGGGAACTGCTACCTATTATATGATGAGAGGGAGATTCTGATACTGGAATGCGGCGTACCTTTCAAGAACATCAACGGCCTCCCGTTCTTCGATCTGGAGAAGGTCGTTGGATGCGTGATATCGCATGAGCACGGCGATCACGCCGGAAGGATAAACGAGTTCCTTGATTATGGGGTAGATTGTTTGGCGTCATCCGGCACGATAAGCTCGTTATCTTTTACGAGCAAGCGCCTGCCATTGATGATCGAGGAAGGCGTTACCGTAATGGCCGGGGCCTTCTCCATAGTCCCTTTCAAGATCGCCCATGATGCCAAGGAGCCTCTGGGTTTTCTCATAGACCATCCGGATACGGGGCCTATCCTGTTCGCAACGGACACGTACATGCTCTATTATCGGTTCCCGAGTCTCAGGCACGTCATGATCGAGTGCAATTACGACAGGTCTATCCTAGACCGGAACGTAGCGGAAGGGAGGATAAACAAGTCCAGACGAGACCGGACATTGCTATCCCATATGGAACTAGGAACATGCGTGATAACCTTGGAGGCTAACGACCTCTCGGGGGTTGACAACATAATCCTGCTCCATTTGTCCGATGACAATAGTGACGAGATCTTATTTAAGGAGAAAGTAAGCGAGGCTACCCAACGACCGACTTTCGTGGCGGTGCCGGGCTTGGACATAAACCTTACACGGCCATGGTCAAGATAGAGAAGACTGGGACGGACACGGATTTGACGGAGTTCCTTTGCGAGCTGGCCGGATATCCACCCGGTACTTACCAAGTGACGATATATCCTGTCGGAGATCTAAGATCCGGCGAGCAAAACAGGTATCTGTGGGGAGTGGTCTACCCTCTCCTGCTCGAGGGACTCAAAGATATAGGCTACGCTTATACGACTACCCAAGAAGTCCACGAGTTTTGCAAGAGGACGTTTTCTGATAGATACGTGAATTACCATTCCGGAGAGATCATAGACATCCCCGACTCCACCAAGGAAATGGACAGGAAGACTTTCGCCACATATTTACAGGTAATCAGGGAATGGTCGCTTGAATATCTAGGTATCGAGATTCCAGACCCACAATACAAGAATAATGAAAGAACTGATATTATGCCTCAATGAGGCTTGCTCTAAAAGACATTGCCTTTGCCATCAACGGCAGAGGCATTGGACAGACCCGTCTAAAAAAGATGGGGAAACTGTAAGGCCGGAATCGGCCTTATTTGACGGGAATACTCCTTGCAAAGGATATATCCCACAATATGACAGAAAAAAGTATAACATTAATTATTAAAGTATATGGAAAAATTCATCGCTCAAAACGAGCCTTTATCAAACAGGCCGCAAGTCCTAGAGGACTCATGCGACGCCGTCGAGGAGATCTGGTACAATCATCCTTTTACCGAGGACGAGTTGAATGAGATCAAGACCAAGCTAGCGGACACGTCAATTGATATAGCCGAATTGGAACAGGAGAAAGCGGACTGGATGGAGTCGTACAAATCACGGCTAAAACCGCTTAATACGGCCAAAGCAAAATATCTTGACCAGATCAAGCGTAAATCCGAGGATATCAAGGACAAGTGCTATAAGTTCCTTGATCACGAGAACAAGGAAGCCAATTATTATAATGGTGCCGGCGAACTTGTCTATTTCCGGAGGATGCAACCCCAAGAAATGCAGAAATCAATTTTTAATATTAATCGTAAAACAGGAACAGAATCATGAGTGAGAACAAATTAAATGTGGTTGTACCGAAAGATTATAGTGGTGCACCAATCGAAGTAGTATTGAGAGAAGGAAAAGCACCCGTAGCGCTCGACCCGAAAGAACCAACTCCCGTTGGTATTGAAGGAACGATTGACAGCCCTTTGCGTTGGCTCGAAAAACGAGTGGGGCTTATCGATCAAAAGCGGGCAAATATAACGGTAAACCGTGATGATATGGAAATATCTTTAGTGGACAAAGAGACTGATTACTATAGAAACCGTATTACTGGAGTATTACAGCCGTCCAAAGAAATGGTTGAGTTTGGTATCAATGCGGAAAAGAAGTGGGAACCTATCAAGTTATCCAAGTTCTTCAAGATGCATCGTGCCTTCTTCAAGGACAAATCAGAAAACATGACGCTGGTATCTGCCTTGAAAAACTTCAAGGCAAAGGTAAACCAAGACATAGAGCGAAGCAAGGAAGAGAATGGCAGCAGAACCGATAACTATTCGCAGGTGGTTGATTCCAATCTCCCGGGGTCGTTCAAGTTGAACATCCCACTTTTCAAGGGTTTTGCGTGTGAGGAAATCGAGGTTGAGATTTACGCTGATGTGGACGGAAGAGACGTTTCGCTATCCCTTGTGTCAGCTGGGGCAAATGAAACCATTGAGGAATACAAGAATAAAGTGATTGACGAGCAACTGGATGCCATCAGAAAGATCGCTCCAGATATCGTAATAATAGAGATATAATAACGCAAGTTTCGTGTTTTTCATGGTATTAGATTTGGGTTAGAATGATTATCCCCGCCGTCCGTGAGGATATGCGGGGAATCCGGTTCCGTGGCGAAATAGAAAGACGCTAAATGTTGGTTTTGGAGTCAGCTCCACTTGGCACGAACTATAATTAGTCATTTAAGAACCAATATTTGATACAGAGTTATAGCTTGGTAATACAGGTTTGAGTCCTGTCGGAACCACCAACAACAAATAACAATCATGGATTTCGGTAACGACATTCCGGATTACGATCCGGACGATTTTGACAATTACGATTATGAGTGACATTTTTCAAAGCCTGTTATTATCCTTCGGGGTGATAACGTTCATATTCGCTATCCTAGCGATAATTTTTATTGTATTAATCTTGATAGACGACAAGTACAAATGAGGAATATCGAATCACAGACCCAGCAAGCTTGCGTCAGATACTTCCGTCTCCAATACCCGAGATACGCAGGATGCTTCTTTAGCGTCCCGAACGGAGGACGGAGGGACACGGTAACCGGGGCTATACTGAAAGCGGAAGGGGCATTGGCCGGGGTCGCCGATCTGTTCCTGTCAGTCCCGAATAACGTCCATCACGGTCTGTACGTGGAAATGAAGACAAGAAAAGGCCGGCAACAGGACAGCCAGAAGGCATTCCAAAAGGCGGTAGAGCAATATATCTTTTTGCAGAGAATCATGGAATAAGCTCAAGAATGAGAGATGCAATTCGTGAAGAGGCCATGAAACTAAATGACAGTATAAAAAGAAAAGTATTTGAAAGAGACGGTAGATATTGTGCTGTTTGTGGATGTTCTGAAAAACTCTGCATAGATCATATTATTCCTGTATCAAGAGGAGGCTTTACAGTTTTGGACAATCTTCAAGTATTATGTGAGAAATGTAATTTACAGAAAAGCAATATGACAATGGAAGAATTTAAATTATGGAGAAATAAACATGGCACGACCAAATAAAGAAGGGCTAGACTATTTCCCTTTCGATGTTGATTTCTTTTCTGATGAAAAAATAGGCTCAATATCGGGTGAATTTGGCATTAAGGGTGAGATCACCGCTATAAAGCTGCTTTGTGCGATATACCGAAATGGGTATTTCATATTGTGGAATGATGCGTTAAAGATGTCACTGCTTAGAGGTTTACCCGGCATTAGCTTAGAATTACTGGAGCAGATAGTAACACGCTTGGTTAGGTGGGGATTCTTTGAACAGACTCTGTTTAGCACGGTAAGTGTTCTAACTAGCAAAGGTATTCAGGAGCGATATTTCAAGGCTATAAAAAGAAGAAAAGATTCATCTAATTATCCTTACCTACTAGTTAATGTGGACAATAATAAGGTTAATGTAAGCAATAATGACATTAATGTAAGCACAAACCCTATAAAGGAAAGAAAAGGAAATAAAAATAGAGAGAGTCTTAATACGCGTGAGACGCTTTTCGAGAATTTCAAGAATGAGTTATTGGGGGACGAGGAATGGCGCAGATACGCTTGCCAGATATCGGGATTGAGCGTCGCTTTCAATGACCTCATTCCCGGCGAGCTGGATAACTTCCTAGCTTGGATGGTATCCACCGGGGAAGGCGATACGCTAAAAACGATAGATGACGTGAAGAGACGATTCACCTATTGGTGGCAGGGAACAGGACTAAGGGCTTATAATCAAAGAAATGGAGGAACAAGAAAAGAAACTTTCGGAGGCTATACAAGCCATGCGGAGGCCTACGGAAAAAGAGAGGCTCCAGCAAAAACAGGTGTTCAACCTAGTGAAGAAGCACGCAAGGACTATACAGAACGTTTCTAGGTACGATCTCTCGGACGATACGGAGTACATCAGCCACGCCCGGATGATAAAGGCGCTAGGTTGTAATTACCTAGGGATCGAGAGGCGGCAATTCGAGACAGACAGGGGGAATGACAAGGTTTTGAGATTCCTGTTGTATTATTTCAACGATTGCCCGTTGGCCGAGTCCGTATTCCCGGAGGAGAACTATAAGCTGCACAAGAACCTCCTTATCGTGGGAGATCCGGGAACGGGCAAAACGCTCATGATGCAGATATTCGCCGATTATCTGAAATTGACGGATAACCCCAAACGCTTCGTGAACCTATCCGTGACCCAGATGATGAACTATTACAAGATCCATGGTCACATAGACAGGTTCACGTACAACGAGGAGGCCGGGAAAGGGAGCATGGAAGGGAACCCGTTCGATATCTGCCTTAACGATATCGGTCTTGAGACGGAGAACCAGAAAAGCTACGGCACCAGCCTTGACAGCGTAATAAACGAGTTCCTATATGCGAGGTACGAGATATACCAGTCCCATCAGAAGAAGTATCATATCACATCCAACCTATCCGTCACGGATTTCAAGAATCGCTTCGGAGCTAGGCTGGTAGACAGGTTCAAAAGTTTTAACGTGATAGTCCTAAACGGAGAAAGCAGGAGAAGATAACATGGAAATAACAGAGAGATTGAGAAACACCCCTATCGGTTTGATCGTGTTGGTAGGAGACATGAAAATTGTCGTGGAAAAATACAGCCCGTACTACAACGGGCAGAACAATATCCCGTGCAGGGGATGCGTCTTCCGGGACGAGGGTGCGAGATTTTGCGAGTACAGCAAGGCTTGCATGGCTCATCTGAGGCCGGATCACGAGTCGGTGGTGTTCGCTAAAACAAATAAGGTTTAATCATTCATCATAGTTGAAAGCTACATTCATCCATGATGAGAGCAATAAAAAATAATTACAGCAATGAAAAAAGAAACTATAAAAAACAAAGTATTTGAGATCATAAAGAGTAGACTTTTTCACAAAGATACGCCACTTACGATGGAATCCAAGCTGGAGGATGATCTATGGATGGACAGTCTTGACGAGGTAGAGATATTGATGGAGCTGGAGAAAGAGTTTGGCATATTGATCCCTAATGATGATCCCGGACGATGCCTTACCGTAAAGGACGTTGTTGATTATATGATCCGGAGGATGGAAGAATGAGACAATACAACGATTGGGAAGAGATCGACAAGGACACGAACGGCCTTGTCACCTCGCTAACCTACATGATACTTTTCGTGAACGACCAAGTGTATAACTACACGGTATCGCTCATGGAGGCCATTAGGAATAGCGAGCACTACAGGCATAACGCAAAACGGACGGCCAACGTTATAGAGAGGGAGATAAACGCTTATAACACGAACATTTTCCGGATAGCCAAGGCCAACAAGGAGGCGTTTGCCGAGATTACGCAAAGCATGGAGGAGGACGTGCAGCCCCACATAGACCGGTACTACTACACGATCAGCCAGATATTGTTGGATCACGGGGTATCGGGCATGACGAACCGGATCGCATCCCTGTCATCCACGATAAACATGTTGGCGCAGATGTCTAGGATCACGATAAGCGATTTCGGCGACAGGATGCGGAAAATCGTCCCGTTGGCCTACAATCCCCTATCCTATCTGGCACTGGACAAGGTAGAGTACCTGAGCGACCGGTTATCAAGCGAGGTCACCGGGAAGGACGTGAGAATAAACTTAAATGAGCAGCCCGGGATCGTGAAGGCGTTCACGGCGATAAGCAACGCCTTGCTAAGGCCGGAGGTCTTTGAGAAGGCTTTCGACAGGGCGGGATAATTTTTCAAGGATTTTATTTGGCGTTTTGGAAAGAAGTGGTACATTTGCAGCGAACTTCATACACATAGGCAAGCGGAAGCCTGCCGTATATAGCGGGCATTTTTTATGCTTGTAAGATCGTTGCATCTATATGATATAGCGGTTGTTTCTCCCGTGTGGAGCGTTAATGCGCCCACTGCCTATGTGGTGAAGTTCAACGGGTCGGAAGCAACCGCTTTTCGCTTGCCCTGCTAAATAGGGATGCAGCACAAAACTTTCCTGTAATGCCTAAAGAACTTCAAAAATGGCAGAAATTACAACAAACGTAGGGGCGTTAATCCCCATTAATGAGAGAAATGGCAAGAAAGCCGTCAATGCAAGGGCACTTCATGTGTTCTTGGGGAGTAAACAAAAATTCGCTGATTGGATCAAGAACAGGATTGAAAAATGCGATCTTATTGAAAACGTGGACTATGTTACAGCTTCCGAAAATTATGAAACTGCAAACGGAGGTTATTCCACAAGGACAGAATACGCATTAACAATTCAATCTGCTAAGGAGATCTCCATGGTGGAAGGCAACGAGAAAGGCAAGCAAGCCCGCCGTTACTTCATTGCTTGCGAGGAAGAATTTAACAAACCTTTATCACCTTCCGAACTTATTCTCAAACTCGCTCAAGTAAATGTGGAGAACGAGAGGAGGATTAAAGAACTTGAGGAGAAACAGCAAAAGCTAGAGTCTACAATAGAGGATATCAAGCAACGGACTACCACCGAGCTAAAAAGATCGACTATCGTAGCTTACGTGTCACGAAACAATATCAAGCTAGATGTCCAACGATACGGGGCGATGGGAAGGAAGGCAAGCTCTTTATGCAAGAAAAGGGGTGTCGAGATAACCAAGATACCGGACGTTCGATGGGGCAACGTGAGCGTATTTCCGGACGAGATACTTGACGAGGTGTTTAACCGTAAAAACTGATACGTTATGCGCGAGGTAAATCTTGATTATATCCATACTTATGATATGAGCATGGAAGAGATAGAAAGATGGGAAAAAGAACATGACTCAATAGCACTGATCGGAGCGTCCGGAGAAACAATAGAGTTATGGCCTTCATATTCGTACATCGTAGACGAGAACCATAAGTCTATTGCCGGAACAGAGAAACCGGTATTAGTCATATCAGTGTGCACAGAAGATGCGGAAGAGGAATTTATGTTCTCTATGTCCGATAAAGACAGAATCAAGCGTCTTCGTGACTACTTGAACGATTACTTGGAAGGCCGTATAACACATAACATTCCGTTCCATGTCATCTAAGCAATACGACTTCACCTCGTTCAACGAGTTCATGAACAAGGTGATACCGCCAAGCGAGCTGTGCGACCAGCTTACGGAGCTAGTGTTCAACTACACATGGTGCATCAACGAGGAAACGGTGGATCGTTTCAAGGACGATATCGCCACGATCTATATGTTGCTTGGGGAGTTCAAGAAACTCGCAGAGCAGAACTAATACTTACCCGGGGTATTCCGTCCAAGGGATACCCCCTTAAATCAACAGGAGAAAATTAGCATGAAAAATAAAGAACTAATCGCTCTACTTCAAGAGCAAGACCCGGAAGCGGAGATAATGATCCGCACGTCCGATGGAGAGTATGAGTACGATCCGGTGGATGTAACATGGGACGAAGAGATAGAATGTGTAATTATTCAGGAGGGGTAAATATGAAAAATGAAACAAAAATCCTCAATTTATTTGTCGGTAACGACAAGTATAGACCAGCATTAAACCAAGCGTTCAAGCAAGGGGACATGGTATGTGCCACTGACGCTATCACGCTTATAACAATACCTATATCCTTGATAGGTCTTAGGTATCCGTATCAAGACAAGCTAGATGTATCATCTGCGTTGAATATAAGGAAAGAATGCCATGAGATCATAGAATTGTCTTGGTTGAAGGAATTGTACGATGACGTTCCGATGATAAATGAAACGTATAAGTGCGAGGCTTGCGTAGGTACCGGGATGGTTGATTATGAGTTTTGTTTTGATGATATAATCTATACGGAAGAGGAGGAATGCCCCGTATGTCGTGGAAAGGGTCATTTAGGCGAGACCGGGGAAATGATAAAAGATCCCCAATATGACATTGACATACACGGGAATCCTTTTAAATCCGGGCGTGTGCTTAAAATGATAAATCTCATGAAGCTTCTTGATACCACCTCTTGTGTTCTTGTTTCGAACCCTTCATCTGAACCTAACCTGTTTAGGTTCGAGAATGGCATTAATGTAATATTAATGCCTAGTTTTAGATGATATGAATAAGGTGACAGTTAAAATAAAACATCCATGTCCCGAGTTTCCCTTTTTCGGTGCATCTTATCCAGACGCACGTTGTATCAATGGATATTTATGGGATTTGGATAAATGTAACGAAAACGGAGAACTATATGGAGAGGGTGATATCCCTTGTCCGTTCTGCAATACCGAGGAATTTATTGAGCATGATCCTTTTTCCAAGGAAGATGAGTTCTATGAAGGTATTGAGGATGAAGAAAAAGCCAAGGAAAAAGCTCGTGAATGGTACTTATCTTACATTAACAAATTGAGGGAAAGATGGAATTTAAAATTTTGCTAATAAATAGAAATCATGAATCAAATTTGCACGAATAAAGAACAATCATCCCGGCTATTAGAGGCCGGGGTGAGACCGGAGACGGCGGACATGTATCTTGACGAGTTCGAACGTCTGGTCGCATTTGAATATAGCAGGATTAAAAGTAAAGCGTATCAAGATACGGTATTGCCCACTTGGTCTCTATCCAAGCTAATAGACATGATACCCGATCAAATAGAATGTGAGGGATATAACTATTACCTATTCATACTTCCACGAGATAAAGAATTCACTATAAAGTATTCCGCAGGAAGTAACCTTGCCAAGTCATATTGCAGGGAGAGCCTTTTTGATGCTATCACAGAAATGATTGAATGGCTTATCAAGGAAGGACACCTTGACAATAGAAACTAAAAAAAGCCCAAAGTTACAGGACAATGGGCTTGTGTCTTTTCTCGGACAAGGGAGATAGGACAAGGAGGTGAATGACAGTTCACCAGATTGGAGGTGTTAATGTTCCAACCAAACGCAATGCAAATATACAGGTTTACCGTGTACTAACAATGTGTGGTTAGCAATATTTAAATATTATTTAAAATCATGGAAAGAGATATTGATAAGAGACAGACGGTAGAAGAAGCGGCTCATTTATTCGCTGAAAGCAGGAGTAGCGGTAGTGCATTCCCGGCGTATTATCAGGGATTTATTGCAGGTGCCGAATGGCAGGCAAAGCAATTCCCGTGGATAAGCACAAAAGATAAGTTACCTGATGATGAAGATCTGGTAATAACTGGCTGCTGGTGTACTGATTATTTTAAATACTTACAACAGGGTTGGTATTGCAGAGAATGTAATGAATGGTATGATACTAATGGTGATAAAATTTGTGTTACCCATTGGATGCCTATACTCGATCTGAGGAATAGTATTAACCGAGCCTTCATGGGAAGGCTCATAATTTAAATAACATGTGCGTACTTATTTACGACGGGGATGTAGAAATACAATCCCCTAAACAACTAGAGGATCATTTCCCGCAAATCACGAAAATGATCCCAGCGGAAGGGTATGACAATATCATACCGGAATCTTGCCTGTGCCAAGTGGACATAGAGAATACTCTTGATAGTGCCGGAATAAAGTATATTGAAGATTGCGGGGACTATATAATCATTAAATAATAAATAAATTGAAATCATGAGATTAAGACAAGCAAAGAAGATAATGAAAAACTTCCAGTTATATCCCGGGATGTTATGGATATATGGAACCGGAAGACTGGATAAAGCCAACAATATAGTGCTGCATCATTATTCTAGGGTGAAACCCGAAATAAAAGTATGGAACGTCTTAACGGATAAAGATCCGCTATTGGCCATAAAAATACTTGATAAGTCAATCAAAAAAAAATAAAAGGCCGACATAGATTAAATGATATATTCATGGGAATAAGCCAAATTGTCCGGGACGAGAGAGGATTGAAAAAGCTTCTTCGCTCGTCCACTGGGTTAAAAGTATTTGAAGCGATGTTGATCGGAAGTTATAACGGGTTTAGAAGCCTGTCAGACGAGGCAATACTAGACAAAGCCCATATCACTTTTTATAGGGGAAGCTGGGATTGTAATAATGGAGGAATATATAAAATATGTATTTATACCCCTTCCATTGGGAACAGGGCAAATGTACCATACATCCAGTCTATCGTGCGTAAGATAACTAATGCCTTGGATATCCGCTTCGGAAAAGATGGATGGAATGAGTGCAACCAATCATTGCTTGAACGATGGAGACCGTTAAGCAGATTCTCGTTCTATTTGCAGTTGCCTAATTTCAGAGATATCATAACAGGCACATCAAGTGCCAAGCAAGTATAAATGTTAAACGATTAAATATAAAACCATGTATATCGAGATTTACAATAAAAAGAATCAGTTCGCCAAAATAGGCAGAAAATTATTCAAAAAGATGAATTTCAAGAAGGGGCATCCCGCTTTTATCCAAATTGTTAAGCTAAAGGGAAGCGACAAGTTCGCCATAATAAAAAGGACCCCATCTGAGACATTCAAGACACAATGTAACATGGTCGAACGCACAGGGGAAAGAGACACCCCCGGAAAATTTTTTTTCACGGTTCCTTCACTTGAGTACTTCATCGCTATTACCGGTATAAATATTCATGGTTCTAGGATATTAAAAGTAAGAGAGAAAGAAACAAATGGAATTAAATATTTCGAGATATGCGAATAATAACAAGATTGGTAAAGCCTCACATAAGGTTTCATAAGAGCGGGCTAATTGAGATATTAAGCCCTGCCGCAAAAATAATAGGTTTGCGCAACTACGATTCCATATCATTCGTCATAGATGATAACGGGAACCTCTATATCCAAAAAGATCCTGATGGTATACGTCCATTCTCTGTCAAAGGGAACCACTATCGTTTCCATTGCTCAAACGTGACCAATAATGTCTATAGGCTTCCCGATATAAAAGGGAAAGACTTGTTCAAGCCTTCTTTGTCTTTCAGGCTTGGAGCAACGGAGAATGAGAGGACTCCAATTATAACAAGACGGATCATCGAGCCAGATCAATAACCTTGTTATCAAACAAGTTTTATCGCTGGATTTATGATATCCGGCGATAATTTTACCTCAAAAAACATGGAAGAGAGCAATATCAGATTAACAGGCTTATCCGCCAATACATCGAACCTTGATTGTAACGTTGGAGACTTGGATATATCCTTAAACTTGATATCCGAGAACGGAAGCATGAGAGCGGTGACATTCCCAGAACCATTCCTAACTCTAAATACAGATGAGAACTTGCTATTTGTCCATAATACATCTTCCAGAAAAATATTTATCTGCTCAAAAAGCGATCATCTGATAGGGTTTGAGCTGTCTGACGCCTCTGAAAGGGAAGAAGTCCCCATTGATTACACGCTTCAAGGCGAAGAAAGATGGGAAAAGATCACCAGCATAGGGAATACATTGATCATCCTTACGGACAAGAGAATGTCATATATCTTGTTAAAAGACGATGGATATCAATACCTTGGCGAGAAGCCTCCCTTCCTGTCAATATCATTTGGATTAAGAGGGAATGTCGCTAGATCTGATTTATTCTCTATTGAGTTACCGGATAAAATAGCTGTCATCGATGTCTTAAACAATTTAACCGATAACAATAAAAGAGCTATAACTGATACGGTAATGGCTAGAGCCATAGAATTTATCAACAACAAATCAAGGAGCAATAGCTCGTTTATATTCCCCTTCTTTGTACGATACGCATATAGGTTGTATGATGGGAATTATACCATGCATTCAGCTCCTATTTTAATGATACCATCATCGGACATGGCTCCAATGGCCGCCATTACATACGAAGCCTCAACAGACACCGTCATCGTACATCCCGGGACAGATAGAGAAGAGGAGATGGAGACGTTAGCGATACACACTATTAAAGGACGTGTATTGTCGATTACCGGAGGATTAGACAGGTTTATATCCGAACCATCCTCTAGTCTAGCGTCATGGAACGATATCATCAAGTCTATTGATATATTTATATCTGCGCCGATATACACATTCGACCAATCTGGTAGTATCGACAACATAAAATCATTAAATAACACACAGCTTCCTTATTCTTTTTGGGGCATAGTAAAAAGACCGACAGACAATAAATACGGGAAACTTAATTTCAAGGAAGCGTATCAAAACGCATATTCAGACACACCGGATATATTTGAGAATGATCTTATATTGGAACTGCCACGCAAGGATAACGCAATAGACGATATTTCCTCTATCTCTCTTTTCTATAAAATAGATTCAATAAATATAGACAATATAACCTATGGGGAGAGAGAGGCTATCATTGTAGGGGATTGGGAGAATCTAGAGACAAGAGAAAGACTGGATGACACTTATATCGGCAACCATTCCTTATTGCCATCTTTTATCTACCCGTACAATTCAAGGCTCAATATAGCCGGAGTAAAAGCGACACTATTTGACGGATATCCTCTAGACAGTATGGTATGCTATTCCAACACGGCGGCCAATTCTTTCTCCGTATATACGCATATCAAGAAAGAGGGGAAAGAAATAGTCGTAAAATCGCAGACCAATATACCATTAGATGGGCATATATATTACCTATATTATCCCGATACTGACGCATATCGTATGGTTATTGAAAGAGGTAGCGCAATCGATACCGAGGAGGTTTTCTTATCTCCGCATTCCTTGCTCAATGGCGCATATTACGCAAGGCCGTTTAACGACCTTTCTTTTGGATTTTATAATAATTCAATCGAGACCGAGGACAAGTCAATCATCCAACCCAACAAACTATATACCTCCGAGGTCAATAATCCCTTTTATTTTCCATTGAAAGGGATAAATACCGTTGGGGTAGGTAAAATCCTTGGGATAACTTCCACGACAAGACCTATATCCACCGGACAATTCGGACAATTCCCGTTATTGGTATTCTCTACCGATGGTATTTGGGCTATGGAAGTATCCTCCGATGGTACATACTCAACCAAACAACCTATGAGCAGAGACGTATGCTCAAACCCCGGATCTATTACACAGCTTGACGGGGCGGTCGCTTTCACGTCCGAGAAAGGCATTATGATAGTATCAGGAGGAGATACCACGCTTATATCCTCGATCCTCGATGGCCCAAGCCTAGATATCGCTTCTATCAAATCCCTGTCAGAGATAGCCACAAAAGAGCTTCTATCAGGAGAGATAAATCAGATGACACCTTTTAAAGATTACATAAAGGACGCATTTATGGCCTATGATTATCCGAACGGGAGAATAATGGTAATAAATCCTGATAAGGTATACGCATATGTCTATTCCATTAACCAAGGGACATGGGGCACGATATCATCGGCGTATAAATACGCTGTTCCAGATTATCCATCGACCTTTTTACAATCAACCAATAGCAAAATAATAGATCTATCCTCAAAAGTAGATAACGACAGCAACGACAATAAAAAGGGAATTATCCTTACAAGGCCGATTAAATTGGGGGATGACATGCTAAAGACTGTCAATAATATTGTTTGTAGGGGAGTTTTCAACAAGACCGATATATCATTTGTCTTGTACGCTAGTACCGACGGGATCTTTTATTTTCCCGTCGGAAGCGTTATTGGCCCGTATCTTTCTAGAATATGCGGAACACCATTCAAATATTTCAGGATTCTGGTCACCGCTAATCTGACAAGGAAAAAGTCGATATCCGTCATATCCGTATATTATACTCCAAAATGGAGAAACAAGCCTAGATAAACGGATTAATCCTCCTCCTTATCGGACCGGTCCTCAATTCTAGGGCCGGTTTTATCAAAGACAGTTGCACGCTGGCTTTTTCCAAGTAAATAGTAGCGTCCTCAGGATTGGTCTTCTCAAAGATAGAGTACAATCCGTAGCAAACAATATGCTCGTGCATTAAGCTCTTAATGCGGGATGTCGCGGAATAGTTCCAACGTAAAGGCATATTGAGATTTATCATATAGTCTCCTGATATATCCTCTAGGCTGTTAAAATCCTCCAGCCTACCAACATTTAGGTATCTTGAGCATACATGCTTTATGTTATCAAAGGCGGAAGATAATGCCCGGGCAACAATATCTAGGTCCGGGCCTTCCTCCGGTGTTTGTATATCCGAGGCTTTATCCATATTATCCGGGGTCAATAACCTTCTTCCTGTAACATGGGCTATAGCCTTTATATCTGCCATTATCTCATCCTTGTGAAGGACAATCCGTACATTTGCCATAAACTTGATCGAATATATAATTATCTAATCCATAGTCTTTTCTATTCTCTCGCACCGGGGAGACACGATATAATAGTTCTCCTCTTATTTCTGACGATAACGCTATCGCCTTATCATTATAGGTCTTGACTTTTTCCGGTAATTTTAGCTCAAACCATCCAGACAAGACAATTGTAGCCAATAAATCCGAGACCAAGTCGCAAATTCCTCCCTCAAGCCTTCGGCCAAAACGCTCAGGCATCTTTACTTTCAAGGAAAATATCTCTCCTCTGTCAGTCTCAATAATATTATGTTTTACCGTATCCTTGTCCAGATAACGAATGAACAGAGATATGACTGTGTTTACAGCATTCCTCCAGAATGTATCTAAAATATCTTGATCGTATTCATTGGCCCACACCTTATCATACAAGGTCGATCCATCCTCCATGTTTATAGAGGAACCAGTTATAGAGGTAATCTTCTCCACTTCCTTATAAATATCTGCTTTTCGAATAGTTATGTCCATTATTTTTTTTCTCAAAGGAAGTGAAATCCAGAATATACTAACGATATTTCTTATTCATAGAATATTCATGGCACATCAAGTGTCTAATCCGAGCCATCACCTCATAGAAGTTGACAGGCTCGAAATCCAAGGAATCCGTGAGGAGGTCTATCTCCCGTCTTACGGATTCCTTTTTCTTTTTATCTTCTTTTTTCTTTCCCATAACTCATCGTTTATATCGTTCCTGTGACGATGGCAATCGCAGATGAACATCCTTATCTCATCGGACATCAAGGCTCCTATATCGCCAGCCAAGTAAGCGATAGGCTCCCCTCCGATCTCCAGATCCAAGGCCAAGGACATATGATCCGTCAAGTGCCGGCACTCGTGGAACAACGAATTGGAGAACTCCCTGTAAGACGAGGTCCGGCCTATCACCATGACGGATTCCCGGCTGCGGTAATTCGAATAGGTCAGTCCCACGTCCAGCTTGCAGGATCCTACGTTGCCATAAGCCTCCCGTATCTTGCTTTCCGGGCAACCGACCCTCCTCAATAGGGCTATGATATCGGATGTCCTCGAGCAGGTGACGTTATACAGCACGTGGATCACCCAATCGTATCTCTTGATATGGTAATCCCGTCGTATCATCTCCTTACCGTCTTGAACTCCCGCTCTATCCTCCTCCTTTGTTGCCGGGTGAGATTGGTTGCCTTGAGATTGCCCACCACCTCGGATACCTTGTCAAAATCCTTATCCGGCATACTCGCCAGCACGTCCTTGGGGGACTCTCCCTTCAATATCCTCAGTATGTAGCCCCAGCCTCCCATCACATCATCTCCTCCCAGATTATAGGCGTGCCAGACCCTATGCAATCAGCGTAATACCTTGTGAACACCATGCCATCATAGCCATCTGGATCATCTATCACGGCCTTGATATACCTAGCTAGCCCTTGCTCATTCAATGGCAATCTCGATTGAAAATCGAACAGGCACATATTAGCGACATAGACATAGTCATATCCTTCTGACTTACTTAACTTAACGCCATATTGCTTCAGTATCTTATCCACGTCCTCCTTGGTATAACCTCTAGTCTCTTTTCTCTCTCCGGAATCGTCCTCCGTCCACATTCGGGAAACGGCGAAATCGCACATGGCCTTGGAGAAATGCCAGCCATACGCCTTTAAGTATTCTCTCATTCCCGTAGGGAACTTATCGTATGCGTCCAATCTCATGATCTGCTGATTTAAGAGAGGGACTTTCGCCCCTCCCATGATTATTATTACCTACGTCCACGTCCGGATCCTCTTACTCCCCGGCGATTGCCATAGCCTCCCCCGGATGATCCACGACCGCCGCCACGGTTGCCGTAGCCGCCACGTTCCCACATCTCACGGAACTCATCGTCGTCCTCGAACTCATCGTCATCGTCTTCCTCCATACGGTTGCCATAGCCTTCCATGGCCTTCCGCTTTCCTTCCTTACAGCCAAGCTTATAGGCCTCCTTAGCCAGTTCCAACATATCCTCGTCTTCCATGGCGTCGAATTCCTCGATCAGCTCCTTCAGTTTTCTGCTATATGTTCCCATATCACTCTGTTTTTTTATTATTGTTATTATTACCGTTCACGGAACCGACAAGTTGCTCCATCATGGCAACCAACCTTGCGTTAGCCTCCTTCAGATCGGACATCTCGTTTCTCATGTTAGCGATCTCACTCTCCCTCTCCTTCTCCCGGGCAAACTCAGGGTTCAGTATTACCAGCATCTTCTCGCACCCCTCAATCACGGATTTATGGTAATCGATGCTGTCAAGTGCCTGTCGGCTTTGCTGCATCATGGCGTTGATCTCCGTATTCAGGGCACCTAGATCGCATGACACAACCAGTTTCTCCCCATTTGTAGTGGGGTAATCCGTAATGGTAACGTCGGACAAGACGTTAGAGAAGCTGACGTTGTCCTCACCTACCTTGGCCTTTATGTCCACCACGATTTTAGCTTGCGGACCATACATATTGAAATTTGGATTCTCCGGTCTCGGAGGGGACACGCTGACTATGCTTCCAACCTCACAAAAAGGCGTATTCCCCTTATGAAGGATATATAAAGGATTCCCTTGTCTCTGATTCTTGAACATATTTATTGGTTTTTATGAGAGCCGGATCGCTCCGGTCTCTCGTTGATACTCTATCACACCACTCCCGTCATTATCTGGAGCGTATTATTGCCCGACTCATAGTAACACAAGTAGATTCCGGTGCCGGTTATATCGGATGCCGTGACATCTGCGCCGTTAATGGTCGTTAGCGCCTGCGTGGAGCCGTTCGTGTCAAACACTACCGGCAACGTCCCGGTAGTACCAGCCGGGATAGGCTGGGCCAGACGGAACAAGATCAACCCGCTAAACGGGGCTGACAGGAACGGGTGATTGCGGAAGGAGAAACGAACGTTGGTCGTCCCGACCGTAACGCCCGTGCTCTCCAAACGTGGGATACCGTTCTTGTTCGCCATTATGAAAGGACTAATGAATGCCATAACTCTTTATTTTTAGGTTATTAACTCATTATCCCCATCCGTTGCCGAAGTTTCCCCAGTTACCGAGACCTAGGCCTAATCCGTACTGGGCGGCCACGCAAGTGGGTATGCCTACCACGGGGGAGTAAGGAACCTTTGCCACCTCCGGCTGGTTACACTCGATCTTGGCCAATCTTGAGCTCAAATCACCCAAGGCGTTACCTAGAGGGGCGGTCTGCGCCTGTAGAGTAGCGGCGAAATAGGCGTTCTGGTTGCTTTGGGAGATCTGTCCTTTCAAGGCTAGGTTCTCCGCCGTCAAGCGATCCATCTTGTCTTGTTGATACAAGTTCTTGAAATCACGAACCTCGTTGATGATATCACGGGTGTTCTGCAGACCTGAGTCACGGAGAGTCAACGTGTTGTTGTTCATCGTATTCACCAGCGTGTTTGTCTGGTTGCAGCTAGCCAATTGGTTCTCGTAGCCCATCTTAGTGATGTTGTTGTTAACCGTGCAGCAGCACTCGGCGATCTGGCTCAATAATTGATTGTTACCACTTTGGACGGCGTTAATGATTTGTTGGGAACTCATGCCTACTTGGTTACCCACGCTCTGGATCTGTCCTTGGATCTGGCAGATAGCGTTTTGTAATTGCTGGGTAGAGCAATTCAAGGAAGATGACAATTGGCTGATAGCCGTTCCGTTTCCTTGGATAGCGTTCATCAACAATTCACGACCAGCGTCATTGTTCAATTGAGCCGGTAATCCGTTAGCCCCGTTGTTGCCGAAGCCGTTGCCACCCCAGCCTCCCCATACGAAGAACAGGAGGATGATCCAGATCCACCAGCAACCACCACCGCCCCAAGCGTCTTGATTGCCCTTATTGTTCATCAAAGCCGCTACCAAATTGGGGTCCAATGATTTTCCACCACCGCCCATCAAGCTCGGGAGAAAGGCCATGATGTCAAACTTACTTCCACCGGAATTGCCTCCTTCGGGAGTACCGATAAAATAATTTCTATCCATTATCTTTAATTTTTGTCGTTAATCCGGCACCATTACCGGACACGACAAAAATCATGAGAAGGGCTTTGCTAAATAAATATCTCCTTGCTAGCTTGTTGCGAGGTTGTTGCTAGTTCTTTGCGGAAGGGGATGAGACAAAAAAGCGCCGCCAATTTGTATTGACGACGCTTTTACCTTTTAAGGGAGGCTTTATAATGATATGGAAAGGAGCTCTTCTCCTAATTTATGCAAGGCTTTTTCCAATTTTAAGCTTTGTTCGGGTCTAGGATTTCTCCCTCCAGAAGCATAATGCCATAGTTGTTTTTGATTTATCCCTGTAATACGTTCTAAACCAGCCTTTGAAAATATGCCAGAATAAAACTCCAACAATGACCGTACATCCATTTTAAACACCAACTCGTAATCACCTTGCAACTCTTCCGGAATATCACAGCCTAGCTCCTCACATTCCGAAACAAAGGTATCAATAGATTCTATCATACCCATTTTTATCTCATCAATAGTTTTACCGGTAGCTATTATACCATCCAAACCATCAATATAAGCCGAGTAATTATTGTCGGCCCGTTCAATGATAACTCTTAGTGTGTGCATACATTTTTGTCTTTTTTTCTTCTTATGTTTTTCATGTATTAATTCAAAAGTTTTCTGGAGGCGGCATCAGCAGGACTATTTAAGTCCTGCCTCCCTTAAAACGGAATTCAACGTCCCTTCCTTTAGATCATCGTTGAGATTACCCGGAATTACTATGGGTCTTCTGGCTCCTTTCCTATAGTAAATCCTATGATCTCCACGCATCCGGACAAAACGCCATCCGTTTTCTTCAAGTAAGGATATAACATCCTTGACTCTCATTACCATTTGGCCTCCTTTCTTTTTTAATTATAAAAAAAGATAACAAACAACGAAGGTTTGATAGGGGCAAAGGTAACTATAATTCTACTATCTCCAAACAAAACGATAACTATTTTTCCACTATTTCGTATATACAACTATTTTAAGATCAAAAAAGTTCACGAATATAGAGGATTTTCTATAGCTAATTTTTCCTTCACGCTTTCTAATACTCCTCTCAGGAAATAACTCCTCCTTATCCTGTCCGGGTACAAGTTACGCATCCGGTTGACGGCTTGCCTCGTCATTCCAGTCAGATCGGATATGATATTGTCGCTCAACTTGCGATCGGCCAGTATGGTTATAGCCACTCCCCTAGCGTCAACGTTCTTCTCCTTGTTGTTGCTAAACATCATTACCGGATCGGTTCCGCACTCCTTGCAGACTGCCTCTATCACTTTTTTGTAAAAAAATTCCACCTTATTCATAAACTTTTTATTTCGTGGTTTGTTTTACTATCAAAGCCGGGCACAAAAAATGCACGGCAGAAAGACTTATAAGAATCTTCCCGTCGTGCGTGGCATGAAAAAATAATCAAACTTCCGATCCGATTATTTAGGGAAGATTCTTTTTTCTTTATCTTCCCTTTCCGGTTCGTTCTCACGAAGTCACCATCAACAAAAAACGTCAGCCCTTGTTATTCATATAACGCATTCATTCTATTATCAGAGGTTTCTCGGGCGTGAGCCATGGAAGCCTCACCAAATTCTATAGAACCCACCTATCCCGACATAGGGTGACAAGCCATTCTTACCGATCCCATAACCTGCTATAACTCCTATTCCCCATCTACGTGGATTCATTGTCTTGGTTATATACTCAGTCCTTCTATAAACCTCGATGTAATCAAGATTAGGCTTATAGCCGGATATTGACAGCCGGTAATCATCCGTCTTGTACTCCTTGCTGGTTATCGGCACCGGGACATATACAGGTTCCTTTACCGTGTCGCCGTCCAACGTGATATAAACAGGAAACGGCTCAGGTATTGTTCGTACCAGTGTCTCATAGACCGGGTACGGGATGCTGTCATGTATCGTATCCACCTTGGCGGACGTGTCGGTCTTGGATATCGAATCACTGGCTACATTTCCCCGGACATGGTAGCCAGCCGTGAAACTGGCTACCAAGCACACTAGTATTAATATGATATGCCACGGTTTCATCTATCGAACGATCATCCAATCCGTAGCTAGCATATCCGTTTGAGATGCCAACCAGCCATTTACGATAGTATCATCAGCGGCTTTCATACACAAATAAGCCGTGAACTTGATCTTGTCCGTTTCCGAGTCTCCATATTTACTAGCAACCCATTTCTTGACAGCATCAGGTAGGGATTTAACCTTATTCACGACCATGTCCGTAGACAGACAATCTTCAGGACGCTGAAAAATAAACATGCCTTTCCCATTCCATCCTTCACGACAAACCAACTCTCCTTTTTTGATAGCCTCTAAAGCTTCTCCAAATGTCATGTTTTTAGTTACCATTTTATTTTACGCTTACCTCTACAGCATTAGGTCTTGTTATTGTTAAAGTAAATTCCATCCAGCTATAACGTCCGACATTTCGGCCTCCCTACCGTTCTCGACCTTGCTCATCCCCGCTACTATTCGGATCATCTGCTCACGATCGTTGATGTTGATAGGATCATCAGCCGGGATACCGGCGTAATCGGATACGGCCTTAATGTAAGCGTCCGTATCGTTCTCGTTTTCCGGCGCCCATCTTCCTATCATCTTGCGGATCGTGTCCAGCTTATAGTTCCGGTAATAGTTAGACAGGATCTTGAAGATCGCCCGATAGCCATAGGCCATAGTCTCGAACTGCTTAAACGACTTGTCCTTGCTTGGTCGAACCTCTCCTTGAAAGAGATCACTGTTGATCCTAATGTTTCCCGGGTTTGCGTTTCTCAACCCTCTAGGTAATTTTTTCTCTGCCATTGTTATTTTTTTATTACATTTGTGTACTTTATTACTTATCTCCTGCCCTATTGAGAAATATGGTCAGCGATGATTTCACACCAGCTCCCCTATCCTTTTGGATCTGGGGAGCCTTTTTTATTCTTTGTCTTGTTATACTCATCCAAGAAATTGACCTTACTAATGAATTTTACGGCGGCAACCCAATACAAGAAGGCTATCACCTTGTTATCCGGGAATACCTTGCCCATGTTCTTTAAGACATTGGTCCCGTAAAACCATATCATCGCCCACGTAATCCAAGACACGAAAGCCTTGGCATTATCCTCCGATATATCCATCATCACGCCTATCCAAAACGAAATGATAATTATCAGGAAATACACAAGCATGTATAACCAACTACGGATGAACTTGCTCTTCCGGAAATCCCCGTGATCCGCAGCCAGCCCCCAAAACGTATCGATGAAGGCCAGCGACAGGATCACCACCAAGAAGTTCTCGATCGGTGACACGAAGTCCATCGCCGTGACTACGGCGGCTATGGCAATGGACTTTAACCAGTTGGCGAGGTCTGATATGTAGGAGAGGTAACGGTACATATATTTTAATTTAATTCTGATCCATCCATATTTACCCATTTAGTCCCATCCCAACAGATATACTTTTTCACGGAGGTATCGTAAAACAAACCTCCATCATCTAGTTCCGATAGGATAGGTCTTTCTAATGAGGTTCCTTTACCTTTAATTAAGTTGATTTGATTTAATACAATGTTAATTGACTTATTAATTATTTCTTTAAAAGAAATAGACTCATTATCGTCTTCATTCCATCCTCCCGCCTCATGATCAGCCGTGAACTCGTACAAGAGACCGCCGTAATTAACGATCTCGCCTTTTACGTAGGGCTTGGTATCGGAGAAGACAGGGTACGTGTCTAGGCCGACCAAAGAGGATACGCCTTTCTGGTTAATCACGGCAACCTCGCTATCTCCGATCGTGCCCACAACACTGGTTGGATTAGAGGGGTATTCCAGATCATTCCAATGTGTGACACCGTCACCTATCTTATAACCTTTACCTCCGTCGATGACGATTCCTATCTCCCCTTCCGAAAGAACAGGGTTAAACTTAGCCCAGTTCGATGCCGTATCTCTTCTTTGTAATACTCTGTCCATATCTATAAATTATTTTATCATAATGATATTACTATCCTTATAAGCTAATCCAAATCTTGTTTCATAATAACATCTGACGTAATATCCAGAGGCATAATCCTTCACATCCCTCATGATTACGTTAAAAGTATTGTCTTTTATGAAATCCTTGCACATCACGGCATTATGCCCCATGTATCCTTCTGGGGCCGGAAAATACGGATACTCTCCTTCCTCCGCTTCTATTAGGTATATTACGTTATACCAGCTAGGTTTTACATTGTCGCTGTATCCTGTCAACCTCACGGTAATATCATCCAAGATAACATCACCCATGTCTATCACAGATAGTTTAGCGTGAAGATCATCATTATCGGTATACAAATCATACTCTGCCGTCCCTGATAGATATGGTCGCACATTATATAGCTCGATCCCGTTCACGATTTTAGAGGACATTCCCGATAAAAGGTATCTATTCGTATTGCTTCCATCAGAAATATTAATATGATCCCCGTCTTTGACCGCTATAAAGACATCTTGCCCTTGCTCAAAATAGGTCCTATCCCCATATTCAGATATGACATTCTCGCTATATTCTATTTTAGGCAAAACCGGTATCCTTTGATTTTGGAAGCGGTATAATTTAAAGACCCTCTTATCATGAGGATCTATCCCTTTAAGGATTTTCTCAAACCCATCTTTATCGTAAACCGTTTCCATCATATTATATCCTCCTTGCTCCGTAACGACGATATTATAGATGCCATCCTCATCCACATTGACAGAGGAAACAACCTTACAATGCCCGGAAGTCCACAAAATATCACCTATGTTTATCTGCTCGATATCAACATAGGTGATCTCCTCGGCAACCTCCGGAATCTCCGTCGTGGTATAATATATCTTTTGACCAGATATATAAGATCCAAAAGTAGAGCAAACGGTACCATAATAAGAGCCTCTTCTAGTGTCCTGTCCGTAACCTTTACTATATAAAACACTTCCCTTATTCTTTACCGCCGAAAAAAAGGAGGATAGACCACGGTTATAGTAAATGTCGTTACCAAAATTAAACACGGAGCTATAAGGAAGCCCACTTATAGCCCCACTGTAATATGACAAATCTTGTGAATTACGAGGTATATTACCTTCGGGTTGCCACGTCGTGAAAGTTTTATCTAAAAACGCCCTCATCAATCGATCCTCATAAGTCTCTCCCGATCCTCCCGATCCTCCAGAGACCCAAGAACCCCAACCCGATGTGGTACGATATCGGGAGAACATCTTCCCGCTTGAGGCTATGACTATTTGCACGGTACGGCTTAACTCGGTATACTCCGTCCGGAAATAAGGGAATAATAGAAGTACGCCTCCGTAACTAACTGGTGCGTTTTGAGGAACCGAGCTCGATATCCACGAGTATATTCCGATATGAGATATCTCATCTAAATTGTTATCAGAATTTAAACTTCTTCTGTAAGTGAAAGTATTGTCTACGGTGTTATCCAATATGGATTTTTCAGCAGGCCTGTTCCAATCACCCCATTCTCCACTACCTTTATACCTGACATACATTCTCCCATAGTAATCGAAGACTTGCTGGACAATTCGATGTTTTAAGACATCTTTATCTAGGAGATAGGGAAATACGTTCATTAAACCTAAGCCTTGTACCGGGGAATTTATAGGAACCTCTTCATTTATCCATGTATAAATTCCAATTTGAGTACACAAGTCTAAATCATTTGAGCTTTTTAAGTTCACACGATTCAAAAATGTTTCATTAGAAAGCGTTTTCTGGCTAATGGATACATCTTCGCTATTCCCAATTTCTTGTACAATACCTTCTGCCTTCAAATACTCAAGGTCATTCCAACGGTTCACGCCATCACCGATCTTTCTCAATCTGGTATCCGTCTCAAATCCGACCTCACCTTCCATGAGAATAGGGTTCACCTCTCTCCATCTTGTCGACGTATCTCTTCTTAACTGAATTCTTTCCATAGGTAAATAATTTATGAGTTACACCAAATAAGCGTCAGCCCCACCGCAATCGATGGTTCTTGTCCCACCATAATTACTATCAGCCCTACCCCCGTCAAAGATAGAGGCCTTTATCTCGTTAAGTGAGCCTATATCAACGAACTTACTAACATTGTTCTTCCATACGTAAAGCTGATATGGGGAGGAAGTTCCTACAGCGTAAGCGTCACCGATATTAGCGGTGGAAGGCAAAGCATCCGCCGTATCCCTGAATCCCAACAAATCATACCCATCCCCCTTCTCTCCCTTGGCCCCAGTATTTCCCATAGGGATTCCAAAGTCGAAAATAGCGTCCTTATCCCCACTAACGTTCGTTACCGAAGCCTTGCTACCTGCGGGTAACGTCTTTACCTCCCCCACCTTTACGCTTGGCGTTATGTCAATGAGCGGAAAAAGATCATACCATATCTCTTCATCGTAGCTATATTTTACGTATCCACCAGCCAAGCGAAGGTGTGGAACTTGTCCGTTGTCCCCTTTAGGTCCCTGTGCCTTGAAGCCGGTATCAACGCCATCTTGAAACCAATTTCCGTTAGAGCCTATGGTTATGTTACCCCCGACCGGAAGGGCGTCCGTTATCCTAGTCCAAGAGGAGTCAAGACGGAAGAAATCATCGGCGATACAAAGATCATAGGTGAGCTTCTCGGTTATCGTCTCCTCGTCAAGGTTCTTGTAAGTGATTATGATACCCTTCCTTCTCATCCAGAAAGGCAATTGTATGCGGGTATCCCCAGCCGATCCCATCCAAGGCAAATACACGTTGTTGCATTTCCACAATATGGAATCAAGCCTCTCTTTCGTCCTAGCGTCATATACGGCCTGAATGTATGTCAACGGATAGATCGGAAAACGCTCGTTCTTATCCTTGGCCAGCTTGTCTAGCTGCTGTACGCTATCCCTCTCGTAACCCTCGCAAATATCTTTTCGCTCTTCCATGATGTATCGTGCTTTAGTTCGTTATACGTAAAATATGTTGTAGCCGGCGTTCAACTTCAAGATCAAGTCTAGGTCATTAGCCTTTACCCAATCCTCGCCTTCCTTCTTGTAAAGGGCCAGCTTGAATACGCTCGTATTATCTCGTTGATCTAACTTGTAGGTGTTCCCGGCCAGATAGAAAGGCTTACCTACCCTTATGTGCTGATTGCCGTTCTCCGTAAGATCGATGTTCTTACGGCCTTTGTACAATGTCCTTACCTTCGGCTTGTAGATAGAGAATACAAGCTTGAATATCTTTCTGATGATCGTGTATATGAATTGTCTCATGAATATGATGTTTTTAACGGTTATACAGTAGCTCCAGTGGCATCGATCCAGTTCGTGCCATTCCACCATACCACTTTATTTGTAGTTTTGTCGATACCTATAAAACCATCTTTTAAATTCTCATTTGTTTTCATATTCGCTATATCTGTAAAATAATAATCATTAATTCTTGCATATTTATTTCCTCCAAGAGCTAAATATTTGCCATCACAAGTATATACAATATTGCCTTTATAAACATAGCTTAAATTTTCAACAATAATTGTATCGTCAGTTTTATATACAAATTCAGAAGGCCATTGACCTTGAAAAAAAACAATATTAAAATTTGATATATTTCGGTAAGCGACAAATCCACCAACCTGCCCTGCAGATCCTAAAGATATAACCGTAATATCATTATCAGAATCAATTGTATTATTATTAAAAAACACAATTCCGTTTAATTGTTTTCTAGGTCTTATTAAATATTTATTTGTATTATCTTTATGAGATATATAATTGTTATCAAAATAAACACTTTTAAAACCAATACGAATATTTAAAAGCATATCATCTAAACATTCAATAAAATTATTTTTCACAAAGACTGATTTTATAGTTCTGTCAACATCATACAAATCATTAATTTCTATAACCGAATTAATATAATTATCAGACAATAAACAAACATCAGAAGAAATGCTAATCAATTTATTATAGAATGTATTATTTGTTACAATAGCTGATTTTCCAGAAAAATTTATCATCCCTTTACCTCCAAAATAATTATTTTCTATCAATAAAGATCCTGTTATACTAATATAAAGTTCCACACTGTTACACAATAACATGTTATTGGATATTTTAATAGTTCTTGAATTACCATATCCCAAAGTTCCAATTCTCAAATCAGACCAATTTTTAGATACGTATATGTCCTTATTTTTAGCATCAGACACACATCCACATACGCTTCCACTCCAAGTTCCCAAAATACCCAATCCTGATTTACCATCAGGACGACCTTCAAATTTATCTGTAGAACTACAATTTATAATATGAGAATTTCTAATCGGAGTATTATTAACTGACTGAATTTTAATACCATCTTTTCCAAAGAATGAACATGAACAATTCATGTATGTAACATTATTGCATCCATCTGTTTTTGTTGCTGTATCTAATGTGTTTTTTATTCTACAATTTTCAATACTTACATTATCTATGAGATTTACATAGATTCCTATTCCACCATATTTTTCATTAATATCCAAAGACCCAAAATCCTTAATACAATCTACTGAACAATCTATTATTTTAACACTAGTAGGAATATTGGTATATTTTTTAATATTCGTTTTTTTTCCAACACTAAATCCTATATTACAATTATATATATGAACATTTTTTATTATAGCATTATTTATACGGCTTACTTGTAATGACATAGAATTTATATTTATAAATTTAACGTTATCAATCTCTACTACGCCGCATTGAAAAATATCTATAGGTGGATTTAAAAAAATATAACGCTCAGCAATATTACTATAATCATCTTTTAAATCTCCAATAAAAGTAGCGTTTTTAAAAACAACTGAATTCATGTATTGTAATCTATAAATAAAAGACCCTTTTAGGGAGTCACAACGGCTAAAAACTCTAAATTTTTTTCCTTTAAAATCAAATACATAATTCGGGTAAAAATCAGAGCAATCTACAATATAATCTCTATCTATATAAAACTCGTTATTATAAAAATCAGGATATTCAAACATGGGTAAATCATCAATAGAATAAACCCCTGACAATCTTACATCTATAAGGTTATGATTTATAAACATTGTTTTATTAGCAACAATTATCCCATTCCTCAAACTCCCCCCTTGGAAATCCAGCACGCAATTCTCCGGCACCTCGATCGTCTGCCCGGCTAGGCAGTAGTCGTACTGGATGATGTAGATGGTATTAGGCTTTCTCATCATGTGCTGCGTGAGCGTGTTCACGCCGTTCACGTAATGCTTCCGAAGGTACACACGTCCCATGCCGGAGTAATCCTTCGGGGCGTATTCCTTGTCTTTCAGCTTCAATGTCTGGTTATCCGTCACGGTTATATCCTCCTCGTCCGGAAGGTTGGTTATGCTCTTGTTACCGATCAATTGCTTGGTAGCCTCGGAAAGATCGTCCGGATCGACAGAGCCGGGTTTCAAGTCCGTTACCTGTTGATTGGTGATGTCGATTATCTCGTTTCTCAATCCCCTCCGGGTGATATACGTATCACGGATAACGTTACCCTCATGGTCTCTCCAAGCACGGTCTACCGTGATCTCCGGGGTAAGGTCGATGTCCGGCTTGAAACCGGCGGGATGGGCTGATAAAAACGACTCCTTAGGTATGTAATCAAGACGCTTCTCCACCTTATCTAAATCAGAGTTTACCTCCTCGAAATTTTCGGAGGTCTCCTTCTTGAAAGCATCTATATCCTTATTTATATCATCGATAGAATCATGTACCCCATCAAGATCATTCTCCATGCCGATAATCGCTGATTTTATTGTCTTTATATCGACATTTATACGTGATATGGCATCATCTATAACGTCTATCCTCTCCGAGTTCGGGATATCCATTGAATCCTTAATCCATATAGATGATCTTCTGGGTTTACGTAAGATAGCAACCTCATTCAATAATTTCAGATCGCTTCCAAAATGAGTATAAACCCCATTCTTGGCCGCTATATAAAAGATATTGTCAAGCCCAGAAACAGGAGTGGTGTCTGGTAACGCATAACCAGCGAAGACATACCCCCTTCTCTCGAAAAGGCCGATAAAATCCTCTACCATCTGGACTAAATTATCCTCCTTATCCTTTAGTATCCCCCAGCTTTGACGATTCACGTTCCAAAAATGCTGGACACCCAAGATATAAATATAATCCCCGTCCACGCCTCCGTTAGGATACCTACGCATAGCGTCATACACGTTATCGAACTCGCCCAGATTATGAGGATCTGTAGCCAAAGGCATCACGTTGTTATCTTTCTCGCTCATGACTCCACGAATGATTTTCCAATATTAAAAAAAGTCTCGGCCATTTGGGGTTCCCTTCTGGAAACCATAACCAATCCGGCCGTATAATTTATAATGGCCTCCCGAAGGAGGGAATTGAACTCTAGCTCTTCGTTGTTATCCCCCGTATATGAAGGAACGGGAAGATAAAGCGCCCTATCTATCCGGTGATCCCTACGGTTATATTTCCCGTCATTCTCAAACCCCACGGTATAATACCGAAGGATCTTACTACCGGACAAATCCCTTGAGAGCACGCAAACAGGACGAATCGGCGTGCCACGGGTATATACGTTATATTGCATCCTAGCCTCCTCCGTATCATCCCCTATAGCGTCAAATACCGGATTACGCCATGATCGCATCTTAAACAAGGTCAGCCTAAGGAAATCTGGTGGAAGCACCACGTATCCGGAACCATCGGTATCGCAATATTGGGCCGCCTCAGGGATTACCAACGGAACGCTATCTAACATCTGTACCGGAGCTATCCTCTCCACTGATCGTACAGCGTCAAGCAGCTTCTCCCTTATAATCTCATTAAGCTCCATATTGTTATCCTCCGAGACTATATACTCTTGCTCAATCCTGTTCTCATCCAAGGTTATCCGCACGGATGTCACCAAATCCTCGACATTATACCTCATATCATCCCATATTAGGAAATACCACCCCGTTTTTCCGGGCTTCCCCCTGAATGCTTTCCGGGGATATAAGCCCGCTTATATCCGAACCGAAAGTTTTCTCTAAATAATCAATAGCCTCTTGAAAGGACCTTATCTCCTCGACCGGGGTCAAATCCTTTGTCCTAGACTTTTTATCTGGAGCGGGATCGGATTCTATCTTTATAAAACGACTCCCATAACAATCCATTGACTCCAACGCCTTGGCCTCATCCTTATCCCTAGGGATATAATAACTCCCGTTCCTTGTCATAGGGATAAAACGAATCCTTCGATATCTATCACGCACCTTAAGATTAAATGACAAAACACTATCTGAGAAATATTTCATGACACAACGATTTAAAGCGGGGAGGCGAATCCCCCCCTATTTTATAAAGAACCTAACTTAACACGGATGTGGGCGTTCGGATATACCAGATAACAGCAACTGGCCTCATTCAAGACCACGGCACTAGTCTTACGTTTCGCTAATTTCTCCATGTCATAAGTCTTTCTGCTAAACATCTCGAAAGTCCTTTTACGGAGGTATTCGGGGTCCATAACAAAGGCCTCGTCTGATTTCATGTTCATATCAAGCAACTCATGGTGCATAGCCAGCAACTTACCGAAATTGCTATCGAAAGAGGTAAATTTAAGCCCCCACTTCTCGAACTCCTTAACGACCTTGAAACGCTCACTCTTCATCTTGGCCAAGGCTGCCAAGAAATCAGATCCGCAGAAAGCGATCTTCGTCTTGTTCCCCGCATCATTACCCGTGAAGATCTCCTTCAAGAAATCAACCATCTCATCGTCCTTGATCACAATCTCATTGGTCGAGTCATCAACGGTTCCCAAAGACTTGTCCTGACCTGCCATCCACCAAATACCACCGGTGAAATAAACATCCATACCCGTTTTCTTGGGATCCTTACTCTTTCCCTTGATACCGAACAGGAATGAGTTCTCCATACCCAAACGCATATCATAGATAGCGTCCTCCTCCATATCGTCAAAGTTCCAGTCAACCTCCTTACTCCACATCTTATTATACGTGGACTCCTCTACCTGCATCATGAATCTCTGGCAAAATTGTTCTTGTGGCGTAGGCAATGAATAGAACTGCCCGGTCTCCACGTCCAATTCCCCTGCGGCACGGCCCATACGAATAAGCACGTCATTCTTTTTAAGGGCTGGAACGATAGAATTCTCTCCTGTCGTATTTCGTTTGCCGTTCACGGCAATCACTTGCGGATATCCCTCGTTCTCGCTCTTGCCCACGACATAAAGCATCAAGTCCTTTACCGTATCCTGAGTCGATCCATCCTCTTTATAGCCCTTGATCCCAGATACCCGGATCGTATCAGTCACGCTAAAGAGAGAAGCATCATTCACAGGCAAGGTTACATAAGATGATCCTGATGCCATCTCGGTCGTATTGGTCTTGACGGAATCCTTGATGGGTCTTGTCGATACACTGTAATATTTCACGACCATGCTGTTGACCCTGCTAATACTCTCTGCGCTCCTCGTGATCTGGTCTATAGGAGTACGCATCGGTCTCATTTTCGTGATACGCTTGTCTATAGCCTTCGCATAATACTCTGGATTATCCGTTTCTTTCGAGATTTGAATGCCATCCGTAGCAGTCGCCCCGCCATTGGCATCCGTGACCGCAATCCCCGGGTTAATATCAGTCACCTCTCCCCCTCCATCCGTGGTTGTCGGTACGGCCATACACATCCCGCATCCGGTAGTGGCTCCTAGCATCACGGCCAAAACGGTCAATACCAAGCCGCCCAAATAATTAAAAAAACTCTTTGATCTCATTTTACTAATTGTTTATGGTTATTAATTATGATTATTGCCAAACACTCTTACGTCCCGTGATCTTGTCTAGTCTGTCAATCGTCGGGTTTCTCTCCTTTTTCGTGGGAGATGTCATCCCCCCGCTGGAACCCAGATCGGGCGGCAACCGATCCACCTTGGTACTCTTTCTCTTGTTTATGTCTATATTGGCGTTACGTCCGGCTATCTCCCCCTCATTACGGGCCTCCTCCTCACGTTTGGCCGCATCCATCATGGACTTGTCATAGTTTGCCGCTTTCATCAGCATCATCCAATCATCCTTGGTGACACCGTTCACCACGATCCGATCCAACAATCCTCCATCGGCGTAAAGGAACTCATAAGCCGCCCTAGCGTCCTCGTCACTGAATTTACCTTCCGACTGGGCTTCCTCCAGACCTTGGATCATCAATCTCAGGTTATCCTCCGCCTGCTTTTGCAGTTCCTTGTCTCTCGTCTGCCTCTCCATATACTTGGAAAAAGCCTCTGAGAATTTGTTCTTTCCCTCCTCGCTTTCCAAGGCGGCCTTAAAATCATCCCCGTAATTCTCGATAAGATATTCCACGGGATTACCGCCCTTGCGCATCACCATCAAGAAGCCGGCGCTCCTAGGGTCAGAGGCCAACAAGTCCCCTAGTTCCCTCTGCGCTTTATCACCTCTATCAAACCTATCAAATTCGTCGTTCAATCTTCCATAAAACTCATCCTCGTTCTCCACGTCCAAATCTGGATAACGTCCCCTAATACTCTCCAAGAACATATCTCTTTTAGACGTAACAGGCTTATTGTCAATATCATTTTCTGGCATACATTGTTTTTTTAAATTATTCTATACGCAAATATGATAACGATACAAGCCCCCATAACGATAAATCTTACCCGGCAAAGCAGAAATTCGTAACTTTGGTAAAAACAGGTATGATATGAGGAAGAACGGAAGCGTATTCTCCATGATGCGGGAAAGAAACCTTGACCTCCTTAGGGCGTACAGGGAAGCCTTGAACAGGAACATGAGATCAGACAAGGACCTTGTCTATATGGACCTACTTACCGAGACCGTAGCGTCGCAAGCCTCCAGATACTGGGTATCCGTGGAAAGGGCCTCGTCCGTCATATACCAGATGAACAAGGGGGCCATGCCAAAAGGGATGAAGGACAACGCCAAGGTATTCTACAAGTCCTTATTCGAGAAATTCGTCTCGTACCGATCGGATCACCCCAAAATGCCCATAAAGCATATCGTATCCATCATAATAGAGAGTCCCGCCCCATGTTTCGTACTTACGCCCGAGAGCGCCAAGGCCATCATATCTAAAATGAGAAAGGAATGTTACGAGCAAACCATGCGACGATTGCGGCACTGTTTCTGATATACGTGTTACCGCTAGACCCACTAGGTTTCGCCTCCGGGCCGTCATACCCCTTCTGGACGAGGCTGTCATACATGTTCTTCCACGTGAACATATGGCATCTGATCGGGAACTCATACGCCCTGAAGGTAATGCGAATTGGCAAGAGGGAGATCGCACGGTCCTATATCATGGCCGTCCTCGCCTCGTTCTTCTCCACGTCCCCCGTCATCGGGGCGAGCGCCATGATATTCGCCACGTGGGGCGAGCGACTAGCCTCGGCCAAATGGAAAGACCGGGCGATATGGGCGAGCAGTCTTGTCTTATCATACGTCATTCCCGGCATAAGCTGGGAGATACATCTAGCGTCATCACTGATTGGGTTCTGCTGGATAAAGCTATATAATTTATATCATGACTATAGATTGGTTAGTAGAGGAGAATAACAGGAGGAACGACGATATGCACGCCCATTTCGACCCGATCAAGGGAGAGAACTCACCCGGGACAAGAGAGATGGTCGAGATATCAGACATGTACCCATACAAGATGCTCCTGCCAGTCAGCATGCTACCAAACAAGCTTGTTAAAAGGATAATAAGGTATAAATCCATAAGGGCCTTTTGCAAGGTCACCTTCAAGAGGTATGACGAGGAACTCCATGAGAAGGTCGTACGACAGTTCATAAAAGTAAGGAACAAGCATGACTTCCCTTTCTGGGCTTACTCTTTCTGCGAAATAAAGAACAAGGAGGGAGGCAAGAACATTCATTTCAAGCTCAACTACCCACAACGCCTACTGCTATCCGTGATGGAGGATATGAGATTGGCTGGACTACCCATAAGGATCATCCTGCTAAAGGCCCGGCAATGGGGAGGTTCCACATTGGTACAGCTATATATAGCGTGGATACAACTATGCCATAAAGAGGCGTGGTACTCCACCATCGTAGCGCAAGACGCGTCCACGTCAAGGAAAATCAAGGCCATGTATAGCAAGATGCTGGAGAAATACCCCACATGGCTATTGGACCTGCCGGATAACGTCACGCTGGGATTCACGCCTTACGAGGGATCGCAATTGGATAGTATCATAACGTACGGGAAAGGGAGCAACGTGGAGAAGGCAAGGGACACGGTCATAACCATAGGTACCTATAACAGCCCAAACTCGGGACGGGGCGGTGACATGAGCTGCGTACATTATTCCGAGGTGGGATTATGGGATGACACGGACGGGAAAACCCCGGAAGATATAATAAGGAGCATATCCTCATCCTTGCTATTGGCCCCGCTTACCGTGGAGGTCATAGAATCCACCGCTAACGGTATGGGAAATTTCTTCTACCGGTCATGTGTCACGGCCAAGAAAGGCAAAAGCAACAGGAGGTTCGTATTCGTCCCATGGTTCAAGATCGAGAGATACGAGCTACCCGTGAAGGACAAGAGGGCATTCGCCAAATGGCTTCTTGACAACAAGGAGAACGACAATCCTCCGGATGGATGCCTAGACCCCGGGAAATATTATTGGAGACTATGGAAGCTGGGGGCTTCCTTTGAGGCTATAAACTGGTATTTAGTCAAGCGGAAGGATTTCATGGAGCACGCGGACATGGCGGCGGAGTTCCCCAGCGATGACGTGGAGGCGTTCAAGAACTCCGGCAACATGGTATTCAGCGTATATCATATAGACAAGCTGAAGGAGGGATGCAAGCCCCCCAAGTATGTCGGGGAAATATCGGGCAAGTCCGTTAAAGGGAAGAGCGCCTTGACAGAGCTGTCATTCAAGGAGGATCATAACGGGTCGCTCAAGGTATGGTCGTTGCCAGACGATCAGGCGAACGTCAAGAATCGTTACCTCGTGATCGTGGATATAGGGGGCCGTGGAAAGAAATCCGATTTCTCGGACATCTTGGTGATAGACCGCTATTGGATGATGTTTGGCGGGAAGCCGGAGGTAGTGGCCGAATGGCACGGACACATAGACCATGACCTGTTAGCATGGAAATCCGCCCAGATCGCCAAGTTTTTCGGGAACGCCCTGTTAGTCATAGAGAGCAATACCATAGAGACCAAGGACAACGATACGGACGGAGACCAGTCCGAATTGATATTCAACCAGATCGGGGACGCTTACGACAACCTGTACGCACGTAAGGCGAGCGAGGCCAAGATACGGGCCGGAAAACTGACGGAATGGGGATTCCACACGAACCGGAACACCAAGCCAATGATCATATCCTATCTCGTGGCATGCCTCCGAGAACAGTCATATATCGAGCGGGATATAGACACGCTGGATGAGATGTCCACGTACGAGAAGAAAGCCAACGGATCGTTCGGGGCCGTGGAAGGCAAGCACGACGACAAGGTCATGACTAGGGCTATAGGACTTTATATATGTTATTGCGACATGGATCTGCCGTCCATCCCCAAGGATAAGTCCCCCGGCGTAAGGCACCATGGTCCTATCAGCGAGGCTACCATATGACAACCGACAAGTTTTATCGTTACGATTGAACGCCAAGTCCCCATATTCGTCAGAAAAAAGAATCCATGACTAGATTGATCCCTAAATCGAGGATATCACCTATAGACACCGTCAAATACGAGAGACGAAACATGACGGACGGGCGGAACATGCCATTGGTATACCAATGCGCTAGGGCATGGGACAAGCTCGACAAGTTCAGGAAAGAGAGGGACAGGAACAAGAGATATATGTACGGCGACCAATGGGGGGACCTGATCGAGTATTGTGGCCGGATGATCCCGGAGGAGGAATATATAAGGATGCAGGGGAATATCCCCATGACCAACAACCTTATCCGAAGATTGGCTAGGACCGTCATCGGCGTTTATCGGAACCAGAACAAGACACCCGTGTGCGTGGCGAGGGATCGTGACGAGCAAACGCTGGGAGAGACCATGAGCACCATGCTCGAGTACAACAACAAGATCAACGACATCAAGGAGCTGAACGCAAGGATGTTCGAGGAGTTCCTCATAAGCGGCCTATCCATACAGAAAGAGACCTACGCCCAAAGGGAGAACCGAAGGGAATGCTGGACTGACAACGTCAACCCGAACCTGTTCTTCGTGGACGGCCCCATGAACGATCCCAGACATACCGACATCGAGATGATCGGAGAGATCCATGACGTGACCTTCGGGCAACTCGCCAGCGTATTCGCCAAGGATGACAGGGATTATGAAAGGCTGCAAGATATATACAAGAACGCCCGTGACAAGGACTATATCGCCAAGTTCAACGACACGTTCAAGGGCAACAATTATGACCTTAACGGGTTTATGGCCCCGCAAGACCCCCGCTTATGCCGTGTGATAGAACTATGGACGCTCGAGAGAAGAAAGGCGTTCTGGTGCCACGACTGGCTGAAGGGCGACGCTTACGTGGACAGTTACTCGAACAAGGGGAACATAGACGCTGAGAACGAGGGCCGGCTGGAGGATAACAGGATCAAGGACGAGCTGGGGAATTACGTGCTGGACGAGCTGGGACAACCCACGCTATACATGCCAGAGAGCGAGGTCCCGCTCATAGAGTACGAGTACATGATACAAAGCTACTGGTACTACCGTTATCTTTCACCGTTCGGGGATATACTTGACGAGGGAGAAAGCCCTTATAGCCACGGGAGCCACCCTTACACGATGAAGGCATATCCTTTCGTTGACGGGGAGATACACTCGTTCGTCAGCGACATCATCGACCAGCAAAGGTATATCAACCATTATATCATCCTGAACGATTTCGTGACGAAAGCGAGCGCCAAGGGAGTGCTGGTGGTAGACGAGGCCTCCGTTCCCGATGACATGAGCATAGAGGATATAGCGGACGAGTGGACGAAGTTCAACGGCGTGATCAAGCTGAAACTCAAATCGGGGGCACAGGTCCCCCAGCAGATGATGAACCGGAGCGTGCCGGCAGGGTTGGGAGACATGATAAAATTACAGATGTCCATGATGGAGGACGTATCCGGGGTACAAGGGGCCATGCAGGGGAAACAGCCCACGAGCGGGACAAGCGGAGCCTTATACCAGCAACAAGCGTCCAACGCCAGCAACAGCATCGTGGACTTGCTGGAATCGTTCGCCAGCTTCATCATATCGGGCATGTACAAGAAGTGCAAGAACATCCAGCAATTCTACGACGATAAAAAAATAATAAGGATCGTTGGAAGGAACGGCTATGTCCAATGGGACCCGGAGACCATGGGAGGCGTGGATTTCGACATATCCATATCAGAGAGCTACGACACTCCGGTATACAGGGCGTTATCCAACGAGTTGCTATTGCAGTTGCTGAACGCCAAGCAGATATCTATCGAGCAAATGCTCGAGGTGGGAAATTTCCCGTTCGCCGATCAGTTATTGCAATTGATCCAGTCGCAGAAGGAACAATTAGCCGCTCAGCAACAACAAATGATAGCCGGCCAAGGCATTGACGCTATCAATCAACAATTATAAATACCAACATTAAAAAAAGGAGGTTAAAATGTCAAAAGTAAGCAAGGTTAGAAGCGAGCTGGAAATCTTCAAGGATTTATTCAAGAACGGCATGCAGCCCAAGATCGATAATCTGGAAAGTTCCGCCGCCTTAACGGACGTGGTAAACAAGGTTAACAGCATCCTAGCGACCTTGAGAGCCGCGGGTATCATAGCTTCCGAGTAAGCCTGATACAAGAAAGGGGTTGGCAAATAAATGTCACCCCCTTTCTATTTCACTTAATCATATAAGACCTTTCGCCTGTAACACGTAATTCAACCATGACCTCCTCTTTAACGCCCTCTCCTTGGCCGATATGGGATTTTTACCGTTGGCGTATGGCGTATAATAAAAACATTCCCGGTTGAAATCGTCGATCCGTACAGAATGGGCGAAGTAACCGTCCGTCCTGTATTTACGTACCTCCGATCGGTTGCAAGTTATCAACCTATGATCGTAATTAGGGATCACGTAATAGCGCACGTTACGTCTCGAGTATTTCTCCTTGGCCTCCTTTATGGCGTATCGGAGTTGGATGTCCGCCCTCAAGAGGACGAACCATATACGGATTTGCTTGAGTATATTTGCCATATTCCATCTATTTTTTCTAAACATCATCAAGCAACCCCTTTCTCTCTGATCATATTGGAGATAATATTGTAGATATACTCAATAAAACGATGCTTCTCCGCTATATCCAAATTAGACTCTCCATTTTTCTTCTTATAGCTACGAATAGATATATGATATAGATAGTACAATTGATCGTATATCTTGCGCCAAACATCTTGTTGTTTCACATTCTGGGCGGAAGAGTATCTATTAACCATCTGTCTGATCTTATCTCTTAAACTCATTTCCGGAATCTTTTCCGTTGAAACAGGAATAGCCAAAAGGAGTTTTCCATTTTCTTCTCGTTCTTGTTCTATCGCTTCTATTCGTTTTTCCACATTGGATATCCTGTTCTCATATTCCAAGTTGATGTTAGCTTGCATGGCAAACATCTGTGCGGATGAAAGAGGTTTGCTTTGCTCTTTCAACGCTTTCTCCATTTCTTCGAAAGCGTCATAAAAATCATTCTTAAACCTTAGAGCCTTAATCCCGTTATATCCCATAACAAGGATAGAGAATCCTTTTCTATTCATAATGTATACAGGATTGCTTTTCCCGGTAGAATCCTCATAAGTGTTTGATACAAAAGCTAAACGCATTTTTGCGTTCAGTTCTTCATCAGAGGATTTTAGTAAATTTTCGATTGAGCGAATTACATCCGCATGTCTTTTCCCAAACTTCTCCGCCACTAGCAAGCTATTAGTAACAACTTGCCCATTATTGCCTTTAAATACTAAACTATCCATATTATTAAGTTTTTAGCTATTAAAAATATTCTATATTGCTTGATTTACGCCCCATGTTTGCGGATGGAAGGGAGAACCTCTCCGCATACCCAGTCTTGGAATTGTTCGGCTTGCGGCTTGTCGGATCGCATGATTACCTTGTAGAGGTTCTTTTCGTTAATAAAAACAAGTTGTTGGATAACCTCTGCCCCGTGTTGGTTATATGTTGGGGTATCGGTTAAAACTACACCCCTCTGATCCAATCTTGATTTACAATCACTGACATTTTTTATTTCCAAAACCCGGCAAACATCCGCAAGGCAAAATAAAGGATTCTCACTTGTTCCGGCTACTCTCACTTCACCAAAACGATCGTTCTCAAAAATTTTAATTGCTTCCATATCTTAAAATTTTAATTGTTCGAAATATTTTCTCCCGTAATTTTAGCCATAAGATCAAAACGACTTTGTTATTTTGATTACCTCGTGCGTCCTCCATGAAAAAAGTCGCCCCACACGGCGCAGCGACTCACCATGCAGGGCATTTGACTTCAATATCCTATGTCCGGTCGCTGTCGGACAAGGCAAATATCGGGATACAGGAACGACCGGGAACGATAAATCTTACCCGACGTTAACGACACCGCACGTTATTTACGCTTTAATTCATACTTTAGCGGAAAAGTAACGAGCATGGCGAAGAAGATCATAATACGAAAACCGTTGGACAGGTGGGGCAACCAGATATCATACGTAACCACCTCATCCTCCGTATATGACAAGGAAGGAAACAATCTCGACCAGCTATTGGCAAAGATAGATACGGAATACGTGAGGAAAACATCCATAACCCAAGAGCTGGGGGAATCTGAAGATCTGGTGATGGGGCAAAAAGGGATCACTATGGAGATCAACAGGATAGACCAAAGCGTGGTCGAAATGGGATCGTCTATCTCATCGCTAGGGATCTCCCTGAAAGACTTAGAGGAAAGGGTCTCCACGCTTGAAAATACATCTGCCACATAAACAAATCGTTTAAGGTTGTCTGAAAACGATCAATAGCCTCATCCCTTAGGAGACAAACAGGTAATGAATAAGGGCCGAAGGTAATCCCCCGACCCTTATTATCCAGAGTCAACCATCATGGAAGCTATCCAGTCGCTTTATATATTACTTCCCATATCGGCCTCCTTTCAATGGTATCATCGTTGCCTTAACCGGGGGCTTTGCCCCTTTCAGTTCTCTTATATCACGTTTTATCTTTAGCACCTCGTCAAACAACATGTTAAAACTTCCGCTAAGATTAACAACCTCACTCCTATAAAAATCAAGCAGTTTGAAGATGGTCTCTTTATCTGTAATCTCATTCTCTTTCATATTCAATCAATCTTTTAATATTTCACAAATACTTTTCAAGTCACAAAAGGTTAAAGTCTTGGCCGTACGCCTTTATATCGTACCTCAATAATATATGTGTATCAATTAGTTTCTGTCTGATCTCTCGATCAATGGAAGAATGCCGTTTCGTTTTAGCTCCTCATATAAGAACAAGCGTCCTTTCTGAGTCCATTCGGTATTAAGGCTCACGTCCGGGCTACCGTTGGAATGAGTGTAGTTGTGAGTGGCACTATGGACATAGCCCTTACCTAAATACTCCCCGTACAATATCCATTGCCCGTTGACCTTTCGTTGTATGCGGAGATCACGCAACAAGGCGTTGAATCTTATGGCTGTCATTCCATAATCCTGCGCTATCTGGGTGACGAGAACGGTCTTCTTGCTCTGGAGGATAAAATGGGCATACTCGCTTTGATGCTGTAGTTCCACGTTCTCCGCTCTCAACTCCGTTATCTCCTCATCCTTTTGCTCTAGCCTCTTCTGTTGCTCCTCTATTCGCATCTGTTGCTGTGCGGCTAGCATTAGGGCCTCCCCGTAGGATTGAGGCACTGAGTATTGGTGTTGAATGTGGTAACTTCCAGTTTTGCGAATGGTTGGTAGAACATCTTTTGTAACCCAATTTTTATAAGACTTAGCGTCTGGTCTTTTGCTTGATAGAATTAAGGCATAAAGGCCGCTTTCATTAACGTAAGTCATTGATTGCAATCCTCCTTTTGTAAGGGTGTCACGTTTCGTTACATCCTCTATATCGACATGATCTTGTACCGCTTTTCTTCCATTTGAGTAACCGAGTTGATTACATACATCAGATGCGCAGAAAAGTGGATTCCCGTTTTCGTCTGTTATAACACGGATATCCCCAAACAATGGAGAGTTGAATATTTGAACTTCGCTCGTGTCGTGAGCTAACGTTACTTGTACGGTACTATTATTCCCGTTCAAATAAAATCCATCGGAGTTTCGCATTACGCAATGAATTTATTTGTAAAACAAAAAAGGCAGGCCAGTGTCCTAAAGCTGCGAAACTCCTTTATGCGCCACACTGTGGGATAAAGCTTAGACACTGCCTGCCTATATATTTTCGGTATATAAGAGTCAAACAAAAATGCACAATGATATATGCCCATAAAAAAGTTTCGCACCACAAATGTGAGAACTATTTTCAATATATGCAAATTAAAAATCATATTTTTTATTATTAATTTATTTAGTATTCAAAATTTCCGTAACTTTGAATGCGTTCATATTTGTATATATCCCCGTTAGCGGCTCAGTCACTTCCGCTTTCGGGGATTTACTTTGACTGATTCACCGCAAATGTACAATCATAGCTGCACATTTTCAAGTAAAAGAGTATATATAATTATTCCTTTAACTTAAATTAGTACAGTTATAATTGTACACTACCGCATATATGTTCTATCTTTGCATAAATTTAAATATAATAGTATGAATAGAATAAAAGATATACTTAAAGAAAAGAGTATTACTCAAATTGAACTTGCAGATAAGCTAAATGTATCACGAAGTTCTATTGTCAAAACTTTAGCAGGCAATCCTTCTCAAGAGACCCTCGAAAAGATAGCCTCCGCACTAGAAGTTCCCATGTGGCAACTTTTCGCCTCCCCTTCCGAAGTACAAAAAGAGACCGATGGTGGATATAAATGCCCTAACTGCGGATATCCGTTAAAGATTAAAGTGGAATAACAATACTACTTTGTCATCTAATATATACAGCAAGCCGCATAGAAGATATACTTCGTTGGAAGGATAAGTACTACTGGAAAATTCACGGACATGCCGTAAAACATGCCTCATGCGGGATAACGGATGTGAAGATTGGGTAATTTTGCAAAAAAAACACAAAACATGTCTATAAATACATACTATACTATTCTTGGAATTACTGAATGTGCTACTTTTGAAGAAATACAAAAAGCATACAGGCAAAAGGCATTATTATATCATCCTGATAAAAACAAAAGCGACAATGCACATGATATATTTATAAAAATACAAAAGGCATATGAAGTATTATCTGACCCAGAACGAAGATCAAAATATGATAATGACTTAAATTCCTATAGACAAAATGTATTTAATTCAATAAACTCAAAAGGATCAAATAAAGTTGATATTAAAGAACAGGAATCATTAAACAAGCAAGATAATAAACGTGGAAGAGAAAGGAAAAAATACAATACTAAGTTAAATAAGAAGAGCAAAAGAATTTTACAGGTATTTATATGCTTATCATTTATAACCGCTTGTATAATTTACCATACAAATAATCCCAACAATGAGACTTTAACGGTTGATACTACAAAGTCAAACATACACAAAGATTCTAATAATATCAATAGTGATTTATATTCGGATCTGTACAAGAATAATCATCTTATGAATGGAGATTCCCCTTTTACTGAATACTTTGGACTTAATTTGTATGATGATAGCCAAGAGAACTATATAACAGTAAAGAATGGAAGTGATCAGGATGCTATTGTTATATTAAAAAATATAACTAGTAAAAAGATTATCAGGAATGTATATATCAACAAGCATACATCTTATGATATAAAAAATATTCCAGAAGGTATTTATGAGATGAAATGTGTTTATGGTAATGAGTGGAATCCTAACTTATTATTTGATGGGATGAAGTTAGGAATGTTTCAATCAAATGTGTATTACTCTTCACAAGCCAACTATAAGGACTATTTTAACATGTTTTCAGAGAGAACCGAAAATGGAATTTCTATTCCATACTATGAAGTTACTCTTCATAAAGTGTCTAATGGAAATATGAGAACAAAAAAAATTAACCAATCGGATTTTTTTGAAAAATAAATATGGAAGAATTTTTAAACAGCATGGCTATCCTTTCATCTGCGATATTAGTCTATATTTTCAATAAAGACATTATTTTAGAAAAGATATTATGGGAAACCAAATTCAAGCCAAGAACACCTAATGGAAATGGAAGAGACATCTATTTGTATGACGCAAGGATTTTAGGTATAATTCTTGAAGGAATTAGATTCAGAGAAGTAACAACGCCATATGGTATATCAGAAGTAAGATACCGTTTTCTAATGTTTCTTGGCATATTCTTAATACCTATTGGATGTTATCGTGTCATAGAGAAAAAAACTATAAAAACAGGGTACAAGGAATATACAACCCAGTTTATGATACTAGGTACTGAATCATGGAATGTACTTGAAATTATATCCATATATCTTCTTAGATTAAGTGCGGTAACAATGTTCATATTCTCTATTATTGCAATAGTAGCATTTATTGGTTTGATCAGTGAATATATTTAAAAAGAAATCGGGTGACACCAAACGCCACCCGCTATCTTTTCACTCATCTGAATCCTCAAATATCTCCAACGCTCGTAGCTTCAGCTCGTACACTTGGTTCTCCAGAGAATCATTATCGCTACCTACCTCACGAAGGAACCTTTCCATATCGGATATGGCTCTCACGTATTGAGATAATTCTTGAGATTTCTTGAAATCATCACTTTTCATAAACTTCTCAAGTTTTACGATATATTCTGCCCTGTCAAGAATATTGATAGATGGGTCCATGGACTTCTCTAGATACCCTTTGTAATCATGATCCATTTCCGAGACAAAGTCTACGACCTTCTTGTTATATATGGAATTCATCCGGCTCAGCTTCAAATCCTTGTCCCCTCCGGTCAAGAAACGGCTTAACAGTGGATAACGACTCACTGGCATATCTCCATCCTCTCCGGACAGTATATCAAGGACTAAATCAGACACCCCCAAGGCTACGGTACCAAAACCTCCCGTATATCCAGAAAAAATGTTCTGCCAAGTAGCCGGATTAAAGCTCAGACCTCTCTTGACATCGTCGCCACCTGTCAACGAGTTAAGCGCCCTCGACAACTCGACCATGGTGGTACTGGTACTCCTGTAGACCTTGGTGTACTCCGGATCATAATCATTAGCCTTATTCATCGAGGTCTTATAGATAGGATTACCCATAAAATTCACGTTAGAGGCGTTTTGGGCGATGGGCTGAACCACCGTAGGCAGGAGATTTAGAGCGAACTTCCAACTATCATACTCCCAGTTTATGTTTAACGGGGATACCATATCAATCCCTGTCTTAACGACATCCATAGCCTCCACTTCCCTTTTACCAGATAATTGCCCGGCAATTATATCTCCGATCTTGAAATAATTGGCAAGCTCCGGAGATAACGGAATCTTGAGCCAACGACCATGAGTCAAACGAATACATATATTATTCTGTCTCTCATGATCGCTCAATGAATCAAAATAATCCCTATCATCATCATCGCTATCCCATCCCAAATAAGCGAAGAGCATAGGCATAAACAGATTATTGAGCAACGAAACAGACGATCCCATGAATATTAGTGGGGCTATACGGGAACCTATTCCTTTAATTGGATGATTTCTCAGCATGGAATATTCCTTATACATGCTTTGAACGGCGGCGTTAAAGAACAACACCCAATCTCTTCCATACTCAGATATCCACGCTGCTGTGTTAATATACCATTTATCGCTCTTCGTTTTCTTTCCGGCACCTTTCTTGTTAAAGTTAACCGATACCTCCTTGGCATCATTGATTGACCGGTCAATGGATCTTCCATGTTCCCGGCTTGTCTTATACGCCGCATATCGGTTCACAAGTTCCGCTACGTTACCCATGAACTCAAAGCACTCAAATACAGTAGAGACTAGTTCTTTTGGGGATAACTTCCCAATATTACCATCCGAAAGTTTCTCTAACTTGTTCGCTAAATCCTTGGCGTATTCCTTTTGCGTCTCCACGAACGTATATCCAGTAGCCCCTCCATTATCCATGAACTCCTTAAATATCGCCTGTTCCTTATCAGAAATATCGATCTCTCCCCTTCTGTATTTATACAGATTACGACCTAAACTCCGAAGTCCAAATAACGCTCGCCTCTGGTTCCCTGAAAAATCCTTGAAATACCTAAAGTTCTCCGTCACAAACACGGAGTTATTGGCATAAGGCGTATCTCTTATCAAATTGGCAAACGAGAACGCCACGTTCTTGGACGTAAAAGCTCCGGCCATAAATGTTTTCAAGTTCCTAGCTACGACGTAAGCGAGATCATCCTTCACGTCCGGATTAGTCAATCCATTTACCGCTTGCGCCAATCGGGGATTGCCATTAACGGTCATGACATACCTGTTACCTCCCACGAAAACCTGTACCTGATGCTGGCTTCTCTGGTCATACAATGTTTTATATGGTATATCCGATCGACCTCCTTTAATCAGCTCAGCCTTACCTTCCTCTCTAAGCTCTCTCATCATTTCCTCATGATCTTTCACCGCCTTGGCCACTTCCTCGCCAGAAGCGTTATCCGGTATTTGCGGAATGGACTCCACCCATTCCGGATTTTCCTCGGTACCGACATTTCGAACCCAGATATTATCTATGGTAATAAGACCGCCAGTGTCATGATTGCTAGCTAAATTGAGAAAACGTTGTTTCGCCAAGTTCCTATTTCCTGCGGTAATAGATCCGTATCCAACGTGTATCAAACCAGCGAAAGGATTATCAGCCTCAGATATACGTCCTTTTGCGGTTTTCACTGGGTTTCCCATCTTTATCTCCGTAGCGTCTATGTAATCATAAACATCGGAGGCAATATTATCGGAGAAACCTCTCAAAGGGATAAAGTACTTAAACCGGGAAAGGTTCTTATCCATATAGGACTTGCTTATCAGCCCGGACTCATACTGCCTCCTTAACGTATACTCTGACACGTTATGAACCTTATCCCATAGATTATCAACCAAAACCATATTGTGGGTAGACTCATAATCTCTCACGAAATCATAAGCGTCAGAAAGCCATTTATCTTTATTCGCTCCATCCTCCGAAGACTTAAACACTGAAGACAAACCACTATAGTCCTTTCCTAGAATCACACCATAAGAATTATCGCCTAACTTCCATTGGAATGACAATGCCTCTCGATCCAACTCCTTTTGTTCCTCGTCCCACGCTAGATCCTTATTAAGGACATCTTTCTTTGAATCTTCCCACCTATCAATCAACGCTCCGGTCACCTTTTCTTTATATTTATCCATCTCCTTGTTATAGATCTCGGATTTGACAAATGATTTCCGATAATCGGCGGCTATCTCAGCAGAACGCTCAGCCTTACCTTTATCAACACCTTTCTTTAGTTCCTTGCCAAGAACCTTGTCATACGTCTTTTTGTAAGCCTCACTCCCCTTTTCCTCCGCAACCTTTTCCGCTGTTTTTTTAGCGTTTTTAAGATCAGAGTCGGAAATAACCCCCATTTTAGACAAAGCGTCCACGTCAAACGCCTTAAGAGTTTCTATGCCATCCCTTACGGACATATCACGGTTTCTCTCGATACCGTGTTTAGATTGTACATATTTAACCAAATCCCTTAATGGCCCTTTAGACCAATCCCAAGTTCTTCTTAAACCTTTCTTGGACACCTCAGAGACATCACCTATCAATGCCCTTATAGCCTCATTCAAAGGATTAAGGAATTTAGAGTCGAAACTATCCATATCCGCCTTATTCTTTGAAGACAAGGCTATAAGAGCGTAATATGGGTTCTCGTAATCCAGTATCTTCGATTTGGTTTTCTTGGCCAATAATTTCAAGAACTCATCTATAGCTGTTAAAGAGTCAACCATAGCCTCTTTGAACTTAAAACTGTCTGAAGATGCCACTTTATCCCAAGCGTCAACCATTTCCTTATTCAAAGGTTCTTCATTCTCCACTTCTGTTTTCGCTTCCCTAAACCGAACAGAAAAATCCCCGATACCCAAATCATTCCTCATTACCGTATCCTCGGCCACATCCATCAAGTTCCCTTGCTCCAAGTTCTTATAGCTTCTCCAGAGAATATAACGGAGATCATTATCCGATAACTTGAAATCAAGGCTAATACCTGCCTTTCTCAACATATCAAGAAAAGCGTCCTTGATCTTTTCCCATAACGAACGCTCGGTCTTGTTATCGAAACCACGTTCCGCTAATTCAGCGATGTATTCCTCTGTAGCCTCACGCAAGTTAAGAGGATTGCCTTTAGTCCGGTCAATGATATTTTTCCGGATATCCTCGTTGGCGTTCCGATACACGTTATCAAGGAAAGTATCGAAATCATCCCCGAATAGCTCACGTAACCCATGATGCCCTACCACCTCATGAAGGAAAGTCCTTTGAGCGTCACCTACGGACGTGGAATTAGGTGATACTATGACTATCTCCCCGGTAGAAGTGTCATACCAGCCTTTGGAATCTCTCTTACGGGCCAACATATTCTCATCCGTATCGATTATATCGTCCACGTCATGGATTACCCTGACAGGGGTATTAAACTTGGTAGACCAATCGTTGATTGAGGATTCAATAGTTTCAGCATTATTTAAGTTATCAGTGTCTTTATCACCTATAGAACGAAAATGAGCACCATCTATTTCTGAGGCTTGCTTAACAGCCTCATTTTTCGATGTTTCATCATTATGGAAAGAAAAATCCTCATTGTTTTCGGTAGCAGACTTTATTTGATTATCATTAAAGACCACATAGGATCTTCCTCCCATTTCTTCGTCCTCAAGGACTATCACAGAATCATACCCATCTGAATTTGATCGCTTGAAATCCTCTCCTGAATCATAATAACTCATTTCATCAACGAGCGATTCCATTGAGGCAAACTCTAAAGGATTCCTAACGTTAAGGTACACTGGTTTATGTTTCGTATAGAAACCTATTTTATTATCATTAAACCAGAATCCTATATGTGAGGTTTTTGCCCAATCCTCGTTTGTAGCATTAAGATCAGTGACATCTCCCAGATGGGATTCGTCAAATGCATTAAAATCGGAATATGTTCCATGATATACAACCCTTGGCTCACCATTCTCATCGATCACTTTAGACGCATCCTCTGGATTATTTTCCCAATCACCGAACCATTCCTTAAACGCTTTCGTACGAACTTGTACCCATTGCTTTTCGTTAAGATTAGTAGGGTTGCCATTAGGAGCTTTCATATAAGATCCATCGGATTTCGCTTTCTTTATGATATTTTCCTCTTCGGGGATAATACGTGTCTCCCTGAAACGAATACCACTATCCGGCCTTGTCTCCTCAAAAGTGGGCTTTACCCTTATAACATGTTCACCCTCCCCTCGCTTATTAACTAGTTTACCGTTCTCGTCTTTCACCAAGGTCAATGGATCGGTATAGTTAAACCGCCTTACGATCTCATAAACACCATCATCACCAATATTAGAAATCTCGTAGATAGAATTGTTCACCCTTGCCTCTTTCAATCCACTCTCCAGAAACGCTTTTATATGCTTCCGCTCTGCGGAGGTAATATAATCGTCTTTATCAACCAAAGACAATTTCTTTACTTTTCGGGGGGCAATATCTTCCTCCCGTTTAATTCCTTTATATTCAGAGAACGGCTTGGTCTTCCGGATTGAAGAATCAATCCATTTCTTGAACTCATCCAACGCTACCCCGGTAATGTTGCCTAACCCTTGCCAACCTTCCTCATAGTTTGACAAGTAAGCGGACCTAGCGTCTTCCAAGGAAGAGAATCCCATCATAACCTTATGCTCATCGAATGAGCCATCAGTATTCACCTGATCCACGACATACACCATGTCACTATTCATATCCGGACCTAGGAATACGTCTATATGATCACCATCCACACCTTTAGTACCTCGAATGTAACCGTAAGTGTTATTCATGACCTGCGACCACTCCTTTCCGCTAGCGTCCTTACCTGAACGGACGGAACCGACGGGCCGTTCTATGGAAACATCGAAACCGTTTATCTTTACATGACCTTTCTTGTAATTCCCGGCCTCTTTCTGCGCCTCGGAAGGGTTAGTATTAACCTTTAGCTCCTCATCGAACAATCTCTTGGCCTCCACTATTCGCTCGGCATAGTCTAGCGGGTTCTCATTCTCATTTGGGGAGGGGGCGACAAAAGATTTAGCCTCATTCGCTTGGTTTTCAGAAGAGGATATACTACCTTTGTCGGTAGAAGACGAGTTGTCCGGAAGAGTGGAAAGGCTTGCCGCCGCCCCTTTTGGGGTCAGTATGAGGAGTTCGCCGCCCTCACGTTCAGCTTGTCTTTTAATCCTGTTCAAATCCGGAATTGGCGTAGCGTTATCGCTATTAGCGCCGGTGAGAATAGGATTTTTCATTTTCCACATGGTGACAGCGGCTAATTCCTTACGCTTATCACGCTTCTCCTCAACGAATATTGTAGTACCATCATTGAAGGTTTTTGAGTAAATGATGTTCACATCTCCTCTCTTTCCATCCTCGACCTTTATATCATCATAGTTTTCTACGATGTCTGATATTTTATCAAAATCGGAATCGTTAACAGGGACTTGCCCACGTTTAATCTCGCTGTTACCACCATGTTGCTTAAGAGTATGCCGTATAGCGTTGTTATCTATAACGTGATTATAATCACTTGTGATAGATACGCCTTTTATCTCCAAGTCATTCCTAAGACGGTCAGATACGGGTGCGACGATTTTCTTGATCAACTTCCCGGCAGACTTCTTTGCCTGCTCAATCAATTCAGAAAGGCTTCCAGTAAAATAATTGAACAGATTGCTACCGGATTCTTTTACCTCTCCGGATGCGCCTTCTTGTGTAACCACATCTTCGTTTTTGATGTCGACAGGTTCCGTATCCTCTTTTTCCGAGATATCGATAACTTGACCTGAAGTGGCAGTAGCCTTTTCGCTTTCCTCTTTCAACCGATTATCAAGATTAGCCCAGAAATCAGCCTCGACCTTGATCGCATCATACTCTTGTCTGGCTTTGATCAGTGCGGCCTCGACCTTATCCTCTTTTCCGATAGGGGCATTGTCATATGCTTCTTGGGCCTTATCCAGTTTCTCTGAAGCCTTCTTGAGATCCTCGTCGAACGCCTTCCTTGTCACCTCGATCTTCTTGGGCATCT